AATTAAAAATTTTACTTGTATATTATAATAGTGAAAGAGTTATGTATTTATTAACTCAATTTAAATTTATATCAAAGGAGGTCAAATGGAAACCAACCAATCATATCTAAATGATATGATAGAAGACTCGGTTGTCTGGAAAGGCAACTACGGTGAATTAAAAGTATTCACAAAAAATGATATTCCTGGAATATTGTATCTAGATAAACCAAACTCAAGATATTACCAAGAATATCGAACGTTCATCTTACCTGATGCTGAATTAGAAGGAGCCGAAACCTATAAGGTTGAGGTGAAATATAAAACAGCATTCAACCAGGAAGACGTAGCCACTAAAGTAGAACACATTTACTTTATTGGATTCACTTATAAAGAAATTGAAGAAAACATTTTCATTCTCGGAAATGTAGAAACCTTCAAAGTTCTTCGTAAATTCACTTCAGTTTATGATGCAGTGAAAAACATCATAAAACTAAAACCTACTAAGAAAAAGAAAAAAATCGCAGCATTTATAGTATGTTTATTATCTATTATAGTATTAGCATTAATCGGCGGATTAATTTATAATACTATCGTAACCACTTCCAAAGTAGAGCAACAGTATCAACAGATACAAGAACTACAACAAAAAGTGGATGACCAAGGTGAGGTTATTAAACAGTACCAAAGCCATGAGGTAGAGGAACTGGTTAAAAAGTCTAAGCAACTTGAACAGCAAGTTGCTAATAAAAAGAAATAGGAGATTAAAAATTATGTGTACAGAAGCTATTATTGAAAATATTGATGCTAAGAAGGCAGAAGCAAAGGAAGCTATTTTGAAAAAGTTTGCTATGGACGAAGAAACAGCACAGTTGGCTGTTGACTCTGCTCCACTAGAATTACTAAATGACTTGGATAAATTTATCCTAGTCTTGGAAAACTTTATTATTGACAGACAAACTGCGTTGTTATTACGTATGCAGCGTGTATAATTAATTTAAATATTGGAGGATAATAATGAATAAAGAAGATCTTAAAAACTACATGGTGAATGAATGTGGTTCTGATGAAAGTATTGCTTCTCTCATAGCTGATAGTTATACAGATGAAGAAGTAAATCAAATTAACTCTTTTAACAAGGATTTATTATCCTTCATGGCTAAAAGAGAATCTAAATTAATGGAAAATATTTTAAAATAGGAGAATTAAAATGAACGCACAACAAGTTCAAATTACAGATTGGATAATCGGTACATTCGGTACCGATGCTCGTACTGCAGCTATTGTAGCATGTAGCTATGATTCCAGTGAACTGGAAGATATAGATTCACTTAAAGCTGAACTTATCTCATGGAAAAATACAGATGAGTTACTCATCGAATTGGGTGTCTTTAAGAAGTTATGAGATACGACACAAGAAAACAAAGAAGGTATATGCTCTGGGGTGGTCATCCATTAGAGCGTGTACGAGAAGTTTGTAAAAATAAACAATCTGTAATTAATCATGTAGATTTTAATTTTAGTAAAAAGGAGAAAGATGAAATGGATAGAAAGTATTTGATGAGTCTACAAGATTCTATCGAAAAAGAATTACGTAAAATCGAAGAAAAGCACATTAGAGTGCTTTTCGAGGATGCTAAAAATTTAGTATCCGCAGCGTACCTATTAGAATTAGGTAACGATTTTAGGAAAAACTTCCTCAAGATCGTTTCCATCGGAGCAGTGTTAGAATCTAAATTCTATACACCTGAATCTGAAATAAGAAATATTGAGAGGTATAATATGCTTCTTATTGATGAAACAATAGGCTTGGCTGATTCTTACGTCGACGACGAAGAGATTATTATTAGGAGAAAAAAGAATGGTAAAACTAATTGGTAAGGAAAATATACAAGATATAAAATTACATTTAAAAATAGAATTGGAAAAGATGCGTCAGAATTATATTCCTGGTGCTCTAGTAGTTCCAAAAGGAACCGAAATCAAGAATCTAGATACCGTAAATATGGTTGTAACTGCAGAGGATATTAGCTTCTTCACACTAGGATTGCATATCTGTGAGACCATTGAAAGAATAATCGATGGTGACTATGATACTAAGACAATATTATACTTACTGGATGGTGAAAATGATCTAGCTTACTATCTGAAAGGTAGCTTTAAATCCTATACTCAACATCCAGCTCCAGGGGTAGAAATCCCAGATCTATATTTCTTGAAAACTACACATTTGATGTGTAGTATAATTCGAGATAATCTTGAAATCAAAGTAAATATAAAATAAGAAAAAGATATACCGTACCCAATATTGGGTACGGTAATATTCTCTTTTATTTTTTATACATCTATGTGCATTCTTACCCGATAGGTCTTTCCTACACTTTCGTAAACTGTTTGCAATGGTCTATATAAAGGACTTCTCAAATAGAATTCTTTATTTATATCACCGCTACGATCAAAGTTTCTATTCGGTTCATGGTCTAGTATTTTATACCATGTACCATCTATAAGGATTTCGAACGTACAAGTTTTAAACAAACCAGCTACACTTCCACCACCCCAAAAGGCTAACCAAAGTCTAGCTACACCACGTCTCACATTAAGTTGAAAAGCATCCATGATATACCATTTACTAAATGCACCATATAATGGATCTCTTGAATTTGGATTCCATGATTTAATGATATTTACACCATGTGTACCACCATCTTGTCCTACAGTCATATCAAATTCATAATCTGTACAAATTTTAGCTGTAGCTGAAATGGTAGTATCATTATCAAATGTACCTTTTAGTGGTTTATTGAAATCATACTGCCACCAGATATCTGGAGTGGCTACTATTTCATAAGCAGTTCCAACTGTAGTTGTAAATGAATTTGTATGTTTTACAGTCTTACCATTTTCGATAGTATTTACAAAGTAGCTACCATGCTCAGCAGGTTGTAAAACAATCGTAATTAGCATTCTTGTAGCATCAGTAGCATAGATAGTATTACCATCTTTAGATATTCTACCACTAGTTACATTTAGCTTACCAGCATTATAATTAGCTTCTGGTGTAATAGATACTTCAAATCTACTATTAGCTTGAACTAAAGCATCTTCAGTATATTCTTTAAAAGCAGATTCATCTTCATTCCACACTTTAACTTTAATAGTTTGATGTGGTTTTTGAGAAATCTTTAATTTAACATACTGAATCTTAGCATCATCTACAGTTACTATAGCATCTATATCAAATCTACCATTAGAAATCATAGATTCCCCATAGATATTCTTTACATGAATACTACCAGCAACCCAACCAGGTTCTGCTTTAGATTCAATAGTATATCTAACTCCAGGTTCGGATCTAAATGTATTGGTATTATCCGTAGTATTATTAGACTTATCTGTCGTATATACATGGATAGTTTGATAAGGTTTATTATTGACAGTTACTTCAATTATATTAGGATCGAAGTCGCTCTTTAATACAGGAGGAGTAGCATAAATCATATTAGTATTCTTTTGAATAACAGGAATACTAGTTATATTCAAAATACCTGGATCATATTTACGTTTCCATGGTACATGAACAATGAAATCTGCTCTATCACCTGGATATGCAAAGTAAGAATCTAAAGGTAAATATTCACTACCTTGTTTCTTAGTAAGAATAAGTTGATCTTTACCGAAAGGTTCATCTATGATAATAGCACAACGTGCCATATCTTCTTTACTTAATAAAGAAATCGTTACGTCTTCTACTAATACACCACCCGTTAATGAAAGCATATATTTAGAAGAGTTTTCTCCCTCTAAAGATACAGTAAATGCTGTACCTTTAGGAGCAGAGAAAGTAGAAGTATGTGTAGTAAATCCACCTTTATATGTAATTACCTTAACAGTAACCCCAGGTTTGCTTTGGATAGTTACTGTATAATTTGGAACAGCGACACCACCGATACCACGTTCAGTATCTGTTCTTAAAACTATTTCAGCTTGATTGATAAGTTGTTCATAGTAGCTATAGAATACTTCTATAAGCTGAAGCTTTCTATTGTTATTATCCATATTATTCACCTATCTTTCTAGCATCGTCACAGTCTAAGATATATGTAGCACCTTCGATTGGTTTGATTATATTGTAATTAAGCTTACCAGGAACGTATCCTTCATCAGCTATACTTACAGCTCTATATTCAACCAAGTTATTTTCTGTATCCATTTTAATAGTATATGGTAAAGTAACTTCTTTTTGAGTTCCAGTATTACCATCATATCTATATAAGTGGATAGTTTGGTGTTCATAATTTTGACTATCAGTCATAATAATAGCCAATGGTCTATCAACTATAGTAACTTTATTAGTATCTGGATCGGTATCTGTCGTAATAGGATAACCAGTTGAACAAGATACAGTCAATTCTGTACATTGAGTCAAGATATCGGCATTATCATAAGTACCAACGTTAATAGTTCTAACACCTTCAGGGATATAGATACCATTAATAAATAACTTACCAGGATTTACTGCAAGAGGAGTAAGTTTAACAGAGATAGAAGTACCAATAGGGATATTTTCCATATCAGAATGAGTTTCTTCAGATCCATCAATCAATGTAATTTCATAGAAAGCATCTAATGGATTATCGATATGAATATTTATCTTAGTTCCTTTAGGTTTATTCAAGTAAGAAGTATAATCTACTTGAGATAAAGGAATAGGATAGCTATTAGTAACCACAACTCTACGAAGAGTATTGATAGTCATATTATCAGGAACGTTAAGCTTAGTATATAAACCTTCAGTTTCTGTAGTTAACTTGAATACTAGTTCATCACCATAGTTACACCAGAAGGAGTTGATATGGGATTTATTAGTAGTCTTATTGAATACAGTAATCATACAACCATCTTTAGGTTGTAAATCAATATAAGCTTGGTTAGATCTATCACCAGCAGTTAATTTTTCTGCAGGATATAATACTTTGATTTCTGTATTTACATCAGCAGTACCTTCCCAAGTATTTAAAGATGGTGTAGAGTAATCATAATCTACATCACATTCTACTAGGTAATGAGTACCTCTAATTACAGACATAGATTGTCCTTCATTGATAATGGCACCACTATCTAATACAACTTTAATCTCAGCATGAGGATCGCTATCTACAGAAATAGTGACTAATTCTGTACGAAGTTCAGCAGGATCTGCACTGATAACCAATTCCTTATCGATAATACCAGTTAACCTATTTTCATAGTTAGTATAAACCTTACCAGCAACATAAGTACTCAATGGAGTAATACTAATATCGAAGGTATCACCATATTGAGCTTCAACCTTTTTAGATTTATAGGTATAGTAGTTGAATATATCTTCATCTTTAGGTTTAATAGCTACAACGATATCTTGATTATCATACTTAGGAATTTGAACGTTGTATTTAATAGGACCAATTGGAGTACCTAGAGATATGATAGTTTTATCCTTAGATAATTCAACCGCACCATATTCACCATAGATATCCAAACCACCTGGTTTGTAACCACGAGCAGCTTCTACAGATACAGATACAAATTGTCCATACTTAGCATTATAAATACCAGGAGTGGTAATTGTTTGTAATATATTAGTCATCGTATCATCATAGAGATATGCTGTGAAAGTTTGATACTCTAAGTTTTGATCAGGTATTTCAAATACAACATCTTTAACAGTAGCTGGAGTAGCTTCAATTACTATTGGACTATCTCCGATAGTGCCACGTTTGATACTTAAAGTACCATGATTATATTTAGGATTTGTAGATTCGATATTAGCTACGAAACTCTTACCTTTAATTTCTTTAAATGACTTAGTATAAATCTCACCATTACAACGAACTGAAATCAATTGATTATCAGATTGATTGATAGTGATAGTTTGTAAATCACCTTTAAGAGCTAGAGTAGCTTCAATAGTTACATCGCCAGTTAAAGCCATAGTAGTAACTGAAGGATTACCAGCTACATATCCATTTACTGGTTGAACGTATACATCAATTATATCTCCAGATTTAGCTGTGAAGCTAGAACTAAAGATAGAACCATTACAACGAACTCTGATTGTTTGATTTGGAGTTTGATTGATAGTTATATGACAAGCAGTTTTAACTTCACGCTTAATTTCATTATATCTATCTTTTAATTCAAATACTTTTGGAGAAAGATTGATAATCTCCATACCAAATCTAGTTTTAATATCCATAGTAAGTTTCTTTAGATAGTTAGTCACATCAATCAACTGATGTTTAGCTATCTTCTTACCATTGATAAAGATCATTGTATTCTCTTTGGTAATATTTCTATCAATCTTATCCATATCTAGATATAAAAATCCAGAGCTAGGAAGATAATTAATAGTACCATTTTCATCAGAACCGGTATGGAATAATACTACAGAGAATTGACGTTGGTTTTCACCATATCTAGGAATATCAGTAAGTGTAATTACACGATTATCAGAATCTATATAGTATCTATTCTTATCAAGATATACTCCATCGTAGAATAGCATCATGTAGTCATTATAATCTACTTCAGATTTAAATAACTCTGGTAGATGTATAGTAGTTTCACCTTCAGAAATACGGTTAGTGTATTCATGTTTATTTACATAAGCACCATTACCATTATACACGAAGACAAATCTTACATGTTGTCCAGGAATAAGTTTCTCATCTAATCCATCTTCAAATACAATAGCACTTCTATCCATAGTGATAGTATAATTATCAGCTGGAATGAAGATACCACGCATATGAATAATGAATGGGATTTCTTTATTATTCTCTGGATATGGAATAGTAAATCTGCGTTGACCTTTTTGTTCAATCTTAACTTTAGCTTCATCCATAACGAATTTATTCTTGTCGATGGAAGTAGATAAACTATAAGGAGTATAGTATCTATTTAAAGTTTCATAAGCAAAGTATACAGTAATCTTAGTACCAGCAGGCATACCGGAATCGAAGTTAATAGAATTTCTATCTACTGTATATTTAGAAGGTTCTACATACTCACCATTAGCGAATAAGACCATTGTATTTGGATTCATATCGATAGAAGAGAACCCAGGTAAGTCAACAAAGTCAGCATAAGGCATAGTTAAACTAATAGGATAGAAGTTTATAGAAAGTACTTTATTAGAAAGATTTTCAGCGTAGATAAATTCAATCTTATCACCAGTTCTATTAAAGTCTTCTCTGTGCATAATAACTAACTTATCTCTAATAATACCATAGTCATTAGGATCCATTAGTTTACCATTAAAGAATACCATATAAGAATCAGGTATATTTGCTTTAGGTAAAGTAATAGGATTTTCTGCTTTAGATGTAATGGTATAAGTATAATGAGAAATCTTGATATTATTAGATTCAAGTTTCTTTTTGTCTGTACAAACTACAGCAGTTACATCAGTACCAGCTTTGACTGTATCTGTAAATCTAATATGAGAACCTTCGATAGTATAAGCATTAGACTTCTGAATTTGAGAATTCTTGAATACCAATACAGAACGGTTGTCGATCATATTTAAATCACCGAAGTCTACATCTGTAGTATCAGCAGCTACATTTACAGTCTTAGGTAAGTATTGAGTGGAGTTATTATCCGTAGGGATAGAATACATATAAGGTTTAGTCGAATAGTACGGGAATAAGAATGTTACTTCTTCACCGATAATACATTCATCGTCTTGGTCTAGGAATGTAATATACCATTTATCTCCATCTTTATAAGTATAATAAGTTTCAGGAGATTTAAACAAACCATGTTTAAATACAGCTACAGCACCTTGAGCAGATGCATCATAGTCTTTAAATGGCAATGGAATTTCAAAAGTAGTTTGCATATCGCTAGTAGCATATGACATAATACTCTTGATAACCAAGTTATTGGTATATGATTCTAAACCTTTACCTGTATTCATACCTAAATAGAATACTTCTACTCTATCTGTAGGTTTAACTGTCTTCATAGTATAAATAACTTTGAAGTTGATCTTAGGTTCAGATAAAGTAGGAACTAGAGTCTTATAATAAATGCTATTCAACAAACGACCATTGATAAATAATAAGAACTTATCTTGATTATAAGCACTATTGAAATATAGTGGTAAAGAAATAGCATTGGTTTCTTTTTTGATGTTTATCTTAGCATATCTAAATTGGTTTACAGAACCTACATAGAGATCTGTATTTATATATTCATCCTTAGGTAGTTTAACCTTACCTGTCTCATAATCATATTTGATATTAAGAGGACATAAAGCATGATCACCTAGTTTATTAGTATATACTAATAACTCTTCTGGTGGAATATAATAGTCAGATACGTTTAGATATGTTTCATCTGTTTTGTGTTCTTGGTCTATAGGTAATACTTCATTGCGTATATTTTTAATATAGACGATCTCAATGAAGTCATTTACGCCAAGATTAGTAGGTTTGAATTTGAATGTATCGTGTTCATACACAATATCTTTATAGTACTCTGGAAGTTCATTGTTATGGAAGATCATTACATAAGTTTCATTATGGAAGTTAGACTTACCATAAATATCTCTACTCATCGTAACCCAACCATCAGCATCCATTCGTTTTACTATATCGGTATAAGTGTATTCACAGCAATGCATCGTACTATTCTTATCGAATATAGGATCAAACTTATTCTTATCATAGTCAAAGATATATTGAATAGAGTTATTAATATTCTCTTCATACGATAATGATGGAAGATGTTTAAAGTCAAATTCTTTTTGCATCAACTTCCTATCGATAGTATCAATCCCTGGTACATCAGTGATAGTTTCTTCAGCAGCAATACGTCTAGCTAATACATTATTAGGGAAACGATTGATATAATCTTCTGAATCAATACCTTCATCGAAGTAAGTAACAACTGCAGATAATGGATGAGTTCTGAAGAATGGGTCATCTATAGTCAATAAGTTCCCAGCATAAGTTACTACACGGTAATATGTACTAAATTTACCATCAGGAGTAAACACGGCTACAGAGCTACGAGGTATTTTCCTCTTAGTATTAATATCCAACTTGAATTTTCTAAATTCTTGATTACGGTATACTAATACTTTAGCTTTAGGATGCATTGTACCGATTACAATATTGCCAGTTGGGTCAAATAGACCTCGATCATTGAATCTGAATTGAATCTTAGTACCATCTTTAGCATAACTATCTTCAGAATACGATACCTTTGTAGGAAGCATTAGAATAGAAACATCTTTTGGTTCGTAATCATAGTCATAACCATCTATGATAGCAGTTAAGTGTTTATTAGATTTAACCAACTTCAATTTAGACCATGGGATAAATACATCATCTACGAATAATAAGAATGGTGTGATGTATTCCTTTTCTACTGCATCTAGCATTAGACTTTCAAAGAAGTCTGGAGAGGTTCTAGAATAAACATAGTTATTCTTGATATCATATAAGTGAAGGAATAAGTTCTTACGTCTATGAAGAGTTCTATACTTACCATCTTTGAAGTGAAGTTTATCTGTACTAAAGCCAGGCTTAACGAGATAAGGAACTAAACCAACTTGTACATTGTCTATAGCTTCTGCAGCTTGGGTACGCTTATATTCGGTGAGAGATACTATATCGGAATAACGAGAGATCTCTTCTTCGGTATCTTTCCATTCATCTGGATTATGAACGTAGTTATCCAATTTTTATTATCTCCTTTCAATAAAATAAAGCAAAGAAAGATGTAGGGTAATTATACCCTACATCACCTTTAGCTAAGCAATTTCAGTATAAATAATATATTTACCGTAAGAAACTAGACTAGTACCAAGTACTTTTTCAATTGTCTTTTGATTGTTTAAGTATACACCACAGAAAGCATCTGTAATCATAGTAATCAAAGCAGGAACGTATTCAGCACCAAAGATAGTGCCAGGTCCATATAAATACATCCATTTTTCAATGAATAAAGTTGTAGTTAAACGATCAAGTTTGAATGTTTCTTTAATAAACTCAATGAATGTAGGAAGATCTTTATAATCTTCTTCATTAGCTACGATAGAAAGAGTCTTAGCTTCAATAGGTCGAATACCAGCAGCTTTAGCAGCTAGTTCAATAACCTTATCTTCATTTACATCTAATTCTGCTACTGATTGAATGAAGTAACGAGCAGCATGATACATCATTTTTTCTTTTTGACCAGGAATATTAGAAATATTACCTACGAAGTCAATAATATGAGTAAATAGACGAGCATAGATGTAAGTTAAATCGATAAAGTTCTTACTTGTATTCACATAAGTTTTAGGAATTTTATTATAAACCATATTTACTTTAGCAGATACAAGATAAGCAATCAATGTTTCAATATTAGCATTGAAACGATTGTTTTTATTTGTTTTAACCAATCCAGTTACATCGATATAGATTTTCTTATTTCTTTTATCTCTACCATCACCAGAGTAAATTACTTTAAATGGACGAGGGAAAGGTTTCTTTGGTACAAGAAGTACACAGTTTTCAGAAGTAAGAATCTTCATCAAATAAGCTGGAGCATTACTACGTTTTACTGGACTAGCAATGTCTTCGATAAATTCCGTTGTGTTTTTATCTATTCTGGAGCCATGCATAATTTCTTTAAGCATGTCTTGTTCATTTAGCTTATAGCTTTGAAAAATAAAGCCATCTGTAATAGATTTAGCCACTATATATCATCCTTTCATTAAACGAAACGGGGGTATTTTAGTAATTTTACTACTATGTTTTTGTAATCTATTTGTACCGGCACATCATTATAAAATGCGAAAGTTTATAATTTTTAATAGGAGAATAAAAATGGCTAATTTATTAAAAGAGACTCTAGAAGTATTAGATAATTTAGGGATAAAAGAAGAAGAAGTAATATACGTTGTCAATAGAAGAAACCCTAGAGATTGTAAATTTATGACTTGGGAAATGTTTAAGGATTTAGCTAGAAATAAAAATTATGACGATGGGCTAGGTACCGCTGAAGTCAATATCGATATTATCATTTACAGCGTTGATTATATTCTATATCGCCACGAATATGATGGTGCAGAAAGATGGGAAGAAATCCCAACACCAGAGCACATGTTCAATCTATTACTTGGGAAAGCACCAGAAGTATTCTCTATTGATGAGTAGCTATCATTTTCTTTTATTTTTTACAATAATTGTATATTATAATATTGGGAGGAATAAGTCGAACAATGGTCTTAGACAACGATTTAACAAAATCTTATATCAAAATTATCGAAGATATTGTATTACAAGATAAAGATTTTAAAAGTAGTTACGAATGTAACGGTATCAAAGTCCCAAGAGTAACATCAGTTCTTGGGAGAACTATCCATGATGATTTTTTGATGTATTGGGCTAATAGTTTAGGATTTAAACGTCAAAGTTATAGAAAAGTATTAAATCATGCAGCGAATATTGGTACAGAAGTACACAATTACCTTGCTAAACTTATCACTAATTCACCAAATCTAGAACCAGGTCATGATTTGATGCAGGAATCAGTGAATTGTATTGAATCATTTGAAACTTGGTGGAGAATGCTTAATGATAAGCACAAAGTAACAGTGTTAGGCTCTGAAAAGACTCTAACTTGTCCATACTTTGGTGGTACTTATGATTTACTATTATCAGTAGATGATAGAATCTTCTTAATGGACTTTAAGACTTCTAATCAAGTATCTTTTAAGTACTTCTTACAATTAGCAGCTTATAGATATCTATTATGGTATTGTGAAGGTATTGAGGTCGATGGATTTACTATACTTCGAATGGATAAACGTGATAGTGTATTTGAAGTAGTTCATTGTGATATGAATATACCAGAACAAGCTGAATTTATGGAATATTGCCATCAAATGTTCTTTAGTCTATTGACTTCCTATAACTATATCCTAAATATGGAGAATAAGTTCAAAGATATTTACAAGGAGCTAAAATGGTCGAACGCATTTTAATAAGATATATAGTCGGCTATTCTATGACTATACAAAAACTAAGATGGTTTGCTCCTATTCTCTACTCTATAGTATTATGGTTCTATACTCTTAGCTTCAAATCATGTATAAAGAGATTATTTAAAAGGAATAATCTCTATTGGGCAGCATTATGGACTTTTGAGTTAAGTAAAAATAATACTAAGACCCATAGTCTATATTTAAATAAACCAATTGGCAGTAAGCTTAAGTATAATATGATTAGGTTTGTAGGACCAAGTTATAAAGTAACTAAAGATGATATGTACTTTATCGATATCGGTATATTTAGAAATCGTCTGATGCGGTATAAGGTTTGTCCATATGATGACGATAGAGTATCTTGGTCGTTATATGAATTAAAACCAAATAGATATATCGATTCAGGTAATTATAGATTACCTCAGTTGGAATCTGAAATAACCAATGAGCTAGTAGAAATATGTGTACAACTATTCTTAGAACAAGCTAACGAAATCTACACTAAATAATTTTGCGAAAAAGCCTCCGTTACCAGATATCTGGTAACGGGACTTTTATCATAAAATTCTCTTCCGGTTTTTCTAAACCGGCAAAATAAACCAAGAACCAAGAATTGACTTATAAAGTTTGTAGTTAATTCTATAGATTGAGATAATCTACAGTGTGTATTTATAATGTATTTAGCTTTTTTCTGATTTGTCTTATATATGATTTTGATAAGTTTACAGTTTATCTAAAATAAAATAAGAAATGTGGTTAAGTCTAATTCTATTACAGCATCTTATCCTATATCAAAAATAGTAAAAGGTATGTGATGTCGAGAATATGAATAAAATGAAGGGTTCTTGGTTATGAATTATTAGAAGTATAACAGGGTAATCGTTTAGGTTGTTGTTTGACGTATTATAAATGAAAGATGGTCTAAATCGTTACCACAATTATATTCTAATTATTTATATGTAAATTGATGTAATAAAAAATAAAGTAGGGTGGTCTACTCCATATGGAGTAGACCGAGTACACACATCATTAGTTTGGAGCAGCAATGTACGCTTAAGGAAGAAGATACTAGTTTGGCATTAAACGTACAGTATTAAGAGTCATGTTAAGTAGTGTAAGACAGAAAGGTCCACAAGGAGCTTTAGTTTGGCCATCAAACAAACTAAAGATTTTATATTATCTATAAGGAAAGTTACTATAAACGAACAACAGTAGTTATTTAAGCATAGGAGTTTTTATAGACCTGATTTTAAATATGTTAATCAACTAAAAACCACATTTAAAACCAACACGAACGGTCTATATCATGTCAAGTATCTTTTTAGTCAGCAGGCTAAAACGAATATAAACTAATCACCAAATTTATATTCTTGTAAGTTCACATTTGTTATGGCTGTGTAAAACAAAATGTGACTGATTAAGGTATATATTTTATAAGAGGAAACAAAACTAGTATCTTTCTTCCTTACAATATAGTTCTCAAATTAAAATGTAAAGTTGCTCTAACACGACCATAAGAGACACTTTAAGACAATTTTAGGGGGATAATATGCAAGATTTTTTCGTTGAAGCCCATATATCGGATATACATTTTGGAGCTATGGATCCAAAAGAGCAATATAAACTATTAAAAGACCAATTCATAGATCGACTTATGACCCTACCGATTCTAGATATAGTATCGGTTAATGGTGATATTTTTCATCATAAATTTATGGCTAACTCTGAGTCTGTTTCGTTAGCTTGTTATTTTATTTCTGATTTGATCAAAGTATGTGCAATTAAAAATGCTACATTGCTAATTATTGCCGGTACTTACTCCCATGATGCAGATCAAATAAAATTATTCTACCCTATGGCTGAACAAGCTATAGCAAATGGGACAGACGTTCGGATTATCGAAGAAGTTAAATTCGAAACAGTCAAAGGCAAAAGAATTCTTTGTATTCCAGAATTATATGGTAAAGGTTCTGAATATTATGAGCAATTCTTATACCAATCTGGATTCTATGATGCGTGCTATATGCATGGTACATTCGTAGGTGCTATCTTTGGTAAAGATATACCTAATTTGAATTCAGATAGAGAACCAGTATTCTATATGGACCATTTCAGACATTGTGCTGGTCCAATTATATCTGGTCATGTGCATACACCTGGATGCTATGCAAAACATTTCTACTATTGTGGTTCTCCATATAGATGGCAATTTGGTGAGGAAGAAGAAAAAGGCTTCATCATCATGATGCAAGATATGAGAACTCGACAATATGCTGTTCATTATGAACCAATCATATCTGATAAGTATATTACTATAAATATGGATTCCATGATTAATGGAGATCCTAAAGATATGATAGCATATATTGCTCAAACTATGAAAGAAGAAGATATTAAATACCTTCGAGTTCGATTTACTGAGACTAATCCAGAAAATTTAGAGATTATTCAGACATTTTATCGGAATAATCCTAACGTAAAAATCGAAACTAAAATTCATAATGACAATATAGTACAGAATCTTCAAGAGATTCAAAACGAGTACGAAAATTATGATTATCTATTCGATAAGAATATTACGCCGGAGAATAAATTGGTTCGATATATTAATCAATCCGAGGGAAGCGTATTTTTGACTTACGAAGATTTAATCGGAATCTTACAAAATATTTAATTTTAATTCTTGGGAAGGAATTGTGGTACGATGGCAGAAACTATCCGTGAAAGACAGCGGCGTAGAACCAGTAAGTATGGTACAAAAAGAAACCAAACAGTACGTTTGAATGTAAATTATAACATCCAAATGTTTACTAAGTTCTGTGAATACGCGTTGAGCGAAAATCAAATGATTGGAGTTACTGGTCTTGAAAACTTATTGAAAGTATTAAAGGCTAGTGAAGTAAAACACTTCAGCGAAAACGAATCTATGATGCTCAGATATCTATTTGCTATAGATGCTATTGAGCTTAGATTAAGATATGGGTCTACAATTGGTCGTGATTTATTATTAACCACAATCTGTGGATTGGTTGGTAATAAATACGAAAATTTAGATATTCCATCTTTCCAAGAACTTTCTGATGGTGAAGTTAAATGGGTAGAAGATGTTGTTACAAATATCTTAGATACTCAAACTGTAAATAAAACTATCGAAAGTTTAAATCTATCCATCGCGGATTATATCAACGGAAGTCCTGAAAATTATTTCGAAAATGCAATGCGTATTAAAGAAATAATTAATGGTGCATCTACTCAATTCAATGAAAACTATATTGATACAAATACAGATGAAACAGACTTCTTGTTATCCAATCCAAGAGGACCATTAGATTTAATCATAAATCGTAAGAAACAACCTTCTTACAAATTGAAAACTGGTATGCATCGGTTTAATGATATTCTTTCTGGTGGTTTCGAAGGTTCTCGTGTTTACTGTTTATTTGGTTTACCAGGTGAAGGTAAAACGACAACCTTACTTAATATCTTCTATCAAATTAAGAAGTATAATACAAACTTCAAATGCAAAGATAAAACTAAGAAACCTCTATTGTTGTTCTTCACGATGGAAAATACAATGAGAGAAGCTGTTGATTCTTTATATACTATCTCTTGTGGTACAGACAAAGATATGGCTGAGTTCACAACAGACCAAGTATTAGAACAACTAGCCGAAGAGGGTATGGTAGTTAATGAATCATCTCCAATTAATATGGCGATTCGTTATAAACCAATTAACTCTGTTGATGTAAGTTATTTACATCAAATGACAGAAGACTTTGCAAATAGAGGATATGAAGTCATTGGGGTATTATTCGACTATATTAAACGTATTAAACCAATTGATAATTATCAAATGGAAGAACGTTTTAAATTAGGTGCAGTAATCAATGACTTGAAAAACTTTGCGAATAGATTTGATATTCCAGTAATCACCGCATCACAAATTAACCGTGAGGGTGCTAAGACTGTCGATGAAATTCGTAATAATTCTAAGAAAGATGTTACCGATGGTATCGGTCGTGCTAATATCGGTGAGTCTAGTCTTATTGATGAAAACGTAGATGCTACTATCTTCATCGTTCCACAATGGGTCGGTGAAGAAAAGTATATGGGTTTCAAAGTAACTAAGACTCGTTATAAATGCACAGCAACTGATAGGACTTTCTTCCAACCATTTGACAAAACTAATACTATTAAATTAGTAGAAGATTCTAAACTTGCTTCACCATTGAGTGTACTTAACCTCAGTGGTAGTAAGAAAGATATTATGAACGGAGCTCCATCAGAAATGTATCGCTTTGATGGTAGTGTAAAATTACCAGAAAGAGAAAATAAATTACTGACAGAGCCAAGTCCGTTTATGGGTTTAGATAGTGAAGATGAATTAGATATTATACCACAACCTACAGTAGTTCGTAATGAACCAAAAGAGGAAATAGTGGTAGATGAGTCTGAATTATTACACCCGTTCAGTATGATAGAAGAGCCATTGTATGTAATGGATGATATGGATATGAGTAATGGTGAGATTAAAGTAATCTCATTCCTTGCTTAATATAAATTATATTTTTAAAATCAGGAGGATTACCCATGATTACAGCACAAGATGCATTTAACATCATCACAGAATTCAAAAACTATTCTGACACAGCAACAGCTTTCATTCAAGCTATGAATGAAGAGATTGTATCATTGATTGAAAATGCTAAGACTCAAAAAGAGCAAATATTTGAGTACAGCAAATTAGCTGTACTCAAAAAGAAAGACCTAGAAGATATTATTGGCTATTACGAATTACTTGGTTATGAAGTTGTAGTTAAAGGTTCTGGGACTAATCTATACGGTGATAGAGTAGACGTTAGATTTATCGTTAAATGGGATAAGAATGAATCTACAGATGTGAATGCTTAGCATTATACTTCTCTAGATTAATTCTTTCAGATGTATTGATCTTAGAAATCATATCCATTAGAGTACTTCTACGTAGTAATCTAATTTTATGAATATCTCTAAACTCTCTGACATCAATCATGTCATTAAGCATCAAGATAATGAAGTATAAATCTGTACTTCCATAAATATCTAGTGCTAGGTGTTTAGGATTATATCTATATTTTAACTGCTCCTCAAGGCTTAGGGTACATTCGATTGTTTCTTCCTTGAGTTCTTCTATATAATCCCTCAAAATATTTCGTACCACGAAATTAATACTTCCCAATTTCTCCATATAGCAGAAATCAACATACCGATTTTCGGCATGGGTTTTACCAGCAGTAACGAATTCGGATAACGTATGGGCATTTTCGGGAGCAGTTAAATTAGAGTAATCATAATACGACATTAGTAGTCACCTCCAACGATGATAGGATTCTTGATATCACCAGAAGAGAACGATACTAAGAAACGAGTCCCTGGTGGGATAAATTTAACAGGAAATCTTCTTGAGATTTCATAAGGTACATCAATTGTGATTACAGCTGATGTATTGGCACTACCTAAAGGTAGATGGTCGGTTTCTTTATTCAAAAGATTACCACCTTGGTTTTCAGTCTTCTCTATTTGATTAGAGTTTTCCTTGAGACCAACTAAGCTTTGAATACGAAAAGTTTGTTTCCCTGGAGTGTATTTATCACAGGTTGTTAGCAATACAGCAATGTATGTATCATTATAAGCCATCTAAATTTACCTCCTTGGATAAAATAGAACTTGGGTATATAATATAAATATGAATAAGTAATTTCTTATTATATTTATGTGAATGATTTAAAGAAGGAGTTCCAAATGCCTCGTATAACCAAGAAAGAGTTAGCTAAACAGCAACGATATTATGAGACTATGAATCATAATGCTGAGCTATTCTCAGATCGTATGATTCAACGATTGGGTCTTATCCCATTTATAAACGATAATCTCCTATGTTCCGAGGAGTCTTTAGAGAATAATGAGTTATTATACTTCACATACGATGGTAATAAATACATCGACTATGGAATGTATAATAGACTAAAGGAACAAGCGGTTATGGCTACTGGAGATCCAGAAGCTGTACCAGAATTACCATTAGGGATTAAACTATTTGATCCTTATAATGATATTAAACTTTGTATCAACTGTGTTTGTTGGTTCCTTGAAGTAAACCTTAATAAAGACACAGATAGAATCTTATTCTTAAACGTAACTAATGCTAAGATGAATGATCTTGGTCATGCTACAATCAAATTCGATAATATGTATGAATTATCTGGTAATGAATACCATCGTGACTGTATCAAATATCTAGATTTGATTTATAAGATTGATGATGCTAATGTCTTTGAATACAGAGACTTATCTAAATTGGATATTGGTACTTATGAAGAATTTGAACAACCAGAAAACCCAGATGGGTTAATCACTGTATTCAGAAAAATTTAATTTGGAGATAATTATGATAGAATTAAGTCAAGAACAAGAAAGAGTTGTTCAAGCCGCCGTTGATTTTTATCATAATTCATCAGAACAAGTATTTCAATATTCTGGCAAAGCCGGAACAGGTAAATCTGTTGTTATGATGGAGATAATTCGACGTCTAGGCTTAATGCCAGAAGAGGTTGCACCTATGGCATATATAGGTGCCGCTGCTATCGTTCTTAGAACTAAAGGGTTAATGAATGCTAAGACAATTCATTCATGGCTCTTTGAACCTAAGTGGGAATATGATTATGATAATATAGACCCATATTTCAATAGACCAAAAAGAAGACTAGTATTTGTACCAACTCCTCTTATTGGTAAGAAGTTGATATGTATAGATGAAGCAGGTTCTGTTCCATATTCTCTTAAGAAAGAAATAGAATCTCGTGGAATTAAGATTATTGCCGCAGGGGATCTAAACCAATTACCTCCTGTAGCAGATAGACCAGCATACTTATATGATGGTAAGGTTCATGTGCTCAATACCATTATGAGACAAGCCCAAAGTTCAGCGATTGTGTATCTTGCAGACCGTATTTTAAATAATCAACCAATACATCGTGGATTGTATGGTGATGTAAACGTAATCTATGAAGACGAATTACATCCAGATATGTTTAAAGTAGCAGATATTGTAATCTGTGGTCGTAATAAAACAAGAGAACGTTATAATCGTTTTATGAGAGAACTCTGTGGTGTAGATCCTATGCTTAAGATACCAGCTTATGGTGAACAATTGATTTGTCGTAAGAATAACTGGTTGAGATCTGAGCATGGTATCAGTCTAGCTAATGGCTTGACTGGTAGAGTAATCAATGAACCGTCTGTATTGGGAGTATCTTCTGATAGTTTCCATATAGACTTTATGCCAAATCTATTCCCATCTGTATTTAGAGACTTGAAATGTGATTTCAAATACTTCAACGCTGCTTATGAAGATAAAGACATGTTTAAGAGTGGTCATTATCGTCCAGCTGGTGAATTATTTGAATTAGGTTATGCTATCACTACACATATATCCCAAGGTTCTCAGTTCATGAACGGTATTTATATTTCTGAATACATGAATAAGAATATCAATAGAAACTTAGATTATGTAGGTATTACTCGATTCAGTAATACTTGCATCTATGTATTAAAATCGAAGAAGTTCTATTAGGGAGTGAAATAAGTGGAGCAGGAGAGATGTCCTAAATTCAGGAATGCTAAGAAACACAATCGTCTTAGATTCGTTCCTGAAAATGGTTGTACTGGTTGTAGACATTACAATCAGTACTACAATGAGTGTAAATTTCCTTTCAAGGAATTGACTATAGCTAATATAAATTTCAAAAGGAAGAAATCAATTCCTCCAAGAGAGACAACTGATATAAATAGCAAAAAAGAGTTTATTATAAATAATCGAGTATTATTAATCGGTGTATTTATAACCTCTTTTGTTTTAACTTATATCTGGGCATTGTTTGTATACTGGAGGGATTGAATATGTTTAAGGACGATGCTAAAGTCTTTGCCCTTAGCATAATTATATTAGGTATAATTATGGCTTTTATGATAGATATTATATGGTAGGAGGAAGTTAATGGGTCGTAAAGTAAAACAAAGACGCCATAGGAAGTTAGATTTAACTAAAACTAATTACAAAGCAACTTCCTGTGAAGATTCTACAGTCGATGCAAGTACATTGGCTGAGGTCAAAGAAGCTAATAAAGAGATTATGGAAAAGAAATCCAAGAAATCTCGTAAATATGATAATAATAAAGATCTACCAGCTATTCTCGAAAGAGATGTGTGCTTCGGCTTTGTCGAGCACTCTGGTAGACCATTAGCACAGCACTTCAATTCCCAAGGAATGTGCTATTGTTGTATGTTCTATGATATCAAAAACGGTGGCGGCTGTACATATCATCATGTAGAATTAGATGACAATGGTATTTCTGGTAAGAAAGTATTGAAATATGTAGTTATGATTCAATCTATCATTATAGCTGCTCTAGTTATATTCTGTATATTGGCAGTGCTATGAAAAAGACCACATTTGTATTATTCTGGCTTTTAGTGTTTATCCTGTCCAGTGTATTCTGGACATGGATATTCAAATCCGGATATAATAAAATTCTATACGATTATATAATATCTATATGGTAGAGTAATATTAACTCTACCTAAAATTATATTTTTAATAAAGAAAGGAGTAAAACACCTATGAAAAAGTTAACAAGAACAGACTTCATCCAACCATTTGTATTCTTGGATGAAGAAAACAAACCTATCGTTCCTTCTGAGATCAAGAAGTATCTATTACTAATTGAATTTAGTGAATCTTCTGATACTCCAGTGGAACAAGAAAGAACCTACGCAGTAATAGAAGGTCGTGGTAACGCGGCTAAAGAGATTATTAAGAATCTACCAGATCTTTATGGTGAAGATTCTATTAATTGGTTCAAATCTATGATCATCTCTGATTCTCAAAAGATCAGTGATGGTATCTCGTTCTATTCCTTTATCAGAATGCTTTTAGAAAATAATATGCTAGCCGAATCCGACTGGAATAATATTATCTTCAATGGTTCTGATGAAGGTTTCGATTTATCTGTATGGAATGAATTCATTCTAGATAAAGCAGAGCAAATCATTGAATTGGATCCAATCGATCCTGAATTTGGTGAAGATACATATGAAGCTCGTATTGAAGCATTCTATCGTTGGGATTTGTATGGCGATGAGGAGGAAAATAATGGCTAAACCTAATAAGAAGAATAATTATGGTTCTGCATTCTTCGATCCTTTGATTAAATCCAAAGGTGATACCTTTATGGTAATGGAACGTCCTGAACGTTTGATGAAGAAAGTACCATTATTACTTAAGGACTTAGCATATGGAAATATTACTGAAAAGTATAATAAGTATTTCACATATGACTTCGTAACTCACATCGTAATCCCAGCATTACAAACTTTACATTTGAATGCTTTGATTCATTATAATGCAACTAAAGAATTCTATGAGAAATATGGTTCTCAAGATATCTTTACTGTAATGCAAACAGATGGAGAACTTCTAGCTGTTTACGATATTGCATTATCTGGCTTCAACGATATGGTAGCTTCTAATGGTAATTTAGGATACTTGATTAGTATGGGTGTAAAATTAAAGCAGTATAAATTTATAATTTAATTTTTAATTTCCGGCTAACAATATTGTAAGAATACTCTTATATGAGTATGATGCTATTTTTATCGCATGGAGGTGAAATAATGGAAAAAGCACAAGTTATCGCTCTACGAGATGCTTTTATGAGCGTCTTGAGATATAGTGAATCTCTTAAAAAGAACATTGCTGAACCACTTTGTATTCGTTTGGATAATGATGTAATCTTAAGTGGAGCTCACAAGCATTTCATTTGGGATGATGATAACGACATTCTATTCTATTATTCTACAAATGAAAAAGGAACAGGATTCGAACCTGCTGGTACTGGGCGTAAAGTCTATGCTGGTATGTTATCCGCATCTAACTATGACAATATTCAAGAGATGTGGACTCAATTGACTGAAGAATCCTTTGGTCAATCTTTAGCAGTATTGAAAGCTAAATTCCCATCCGCTCATGGTGTTGGCGATGGTGCTAAAGTAATTCCAATCGATGACAATATCGGTGGTCTTATTAAAGCCGCTCTCTTCGATCCATTGGATGTGAATAAACACTCTGCTTATCGTAACAACTATGCCAAGACTAAAAAACCATCTGAATTACCACTTGGTATGGTAAGCGAAGAGCTTAAAAAATAATATAGTTAAACTGAATTATAACTATATAATATCGTTATGAAATAAGAAAATCTTATTTTAAAAAATATTTTTATATTACACACATTTTTAGTCAGGAGGATAAAACAATGACTAACAATTACAACAACTTCAATCAACAACCTCAACAACCAATGATGGGTGGTTATGGCTATGGTATGGGTATGCAACCACAATGGCCTCAACCTATGGCAGCTCAAATGGCACCTCAAAACACGAATATGCCTATGAACTCTACGTTGACTCAAGACGAAATCAACGCTCTTCGTAACCGCAATACTCGTGATATGGAAGCTTTCTTCCAACCACCAAAAGACTCTACAGAAATTGCACGTTACAAATGTAACCACCGTGATCACAACGGTCAATCTACATTAAGTGCAAATGCTGACGGCTCTTGCACATGCGGTATCTGCCATGAAACGTTTAATTATATTGAGCCATCCAACGAAAATCGTAAAGAATTGTCCAACAACGTTCGTCACGTAGTTTCCCAATTCAACGATATCTGGAATACAATGAAAGCTAACTGGGGCCCAATCTCTCCAGAATTGGCTGACAAATTGTATGTATTTGGCACGGTTATCGACCAATTGCCAAAAATGTGGGATAAATCCGCTGAATACATTTTGAACTACTATGGTTCCATGAATGTAGCTCAAGGTGGTTATGGTTATGCTAACGATTACAACACATTGAATCGTTTGTCTGCAATCACAACTGGTGCTCCTATGTACGGTTATGGCTACCCTGGTATGCAACAACAACAATGGGCTCCTCAACCAGCTCCTCAAATGAATGGTGCATTCTGGAATGGTGGTTACCAACAACAACCTCAACCAGTAGCAGGTATGCAAATGCAACAACCTCAAGCTGGTGGCTGGGGTGCTCCTCAAAGCTACCAAGCTCCTGTAGCTCCAGCACAAGCTGCTCCTCAACAACCTGTAGCTAACCCTGCTGAAGGCATGGCTAATCCTATCGGTCAACAAGCTCCTGTAGCAGCTCCACAAGCTCAACCTGCTACAACAACAGCATCTGCGGCAGCGGCTATCCCTGGTTTTGAAAACTAGTAGATGAAGTTAAGATAACATTTGGAAGTAGAGATTATTCTCTACTTCCTTTTTTATCTTTATTTTTATCTTATTTGAAAGGGTAATAAATAGATGACCTCGATTGAGAAATTTAAAAAGAATATCAATTCTTATGGTAAATCTATTAGAACCATGGGTTCTTTTACAGAGGCTGTAAGAAAAACTCCAGGTCAATATATTGGTTACGTTGGAGATAAAGGTTTTATTAATATGATCCGTGAAGTATTTCAGAACTCCATGGATGAATTAATGAAAGATAAATCTCCTTGTACTGAAATTTGGACTGAATATTATGAAGATACAAATACTTTCGTAAGTATGGATAATGGTCGTGGTATTCCATTTGACAATATCGAACGTATCTTCACAAAACCAAATACATCATCTAACTTTGATAAAGAAAAAGGTACAGGTGAATTCTCCTCTGGTCGTCATGGTGTTGGTGCTAAAGTTACCAATGCTTTGTCTAGTCGCTTTATTGTAGATAGCTACTTATGTAAAGAAGTTTCTCCAAGTGGTAAAGCTGAACATCGACACATGGAATTCATTGAAGGCTTCCCATGGAGTAAAGGCGAAGTTAGCCAACCTAATAAAGAAAATCGTCAAGGTTCTAGAATTGAATTCTCACCTTGTTATGATATTATGGGTGAAATCACTACAACATGTGATGATGTACTTAATCTTATCAGTACTTTAGTACCATTAATGAAGATTGGTGCTATTGTAAACTTCAAAGGTGTAACTAAACGTGGTCAAGTAATTGAGAAACGTTTGGTAAATGAAAAAGGTATCCTTACGTTCTTAGATACAATGACTAAGAAACGTGTATGCGATCCTATCTATATCTCTGGTATGAATCCAGAGAAAACAATGCGTGCAGAAATTGCATTCACTTGGGGTGCTGATGATATCGACAGTTCTGAAGAAGTAATCTCCTTCGGTAATATGTGCCCTACTATCAGTCAATCCATTCATGTATCTGCTTTAGTCGATGCTGTAGCAACTTACTTCCGTAATTATTTGAATAAATTTGTATTCAATAATTCCAATAAGATTTCTATCGTTAATACTGATATTAAATCTGGTTTCAAAGGCGTAATCTCTGCATTCCATATTGAACCGATGTTCTCTGGTCAGGCTAAAGAAATTCTTTCCAATGCTGACTTAGAACCATTTATCAAAGAACTAGTTAAACTAGCATTAGATGATTGGTGTAAAAGGAATGCCGATGCAGTATCTAGAATTTCTAACCATGCTAAAGCTGCCGCTACCTTACGTTTGAATGTAAGCAAAGAGAAGATTGAGACTTTAAAGAAATCCCAAGTATCAGTATTCACAGGTCTTCCTTCCAAGTATGGTAAACCAACCGGTAAGAAGAATCTTGAATTCATATTGGTAGAAGGGGATTCAGCATTGAATCCATGTCGTACTGCAATTGACCATAGTTGTCAAGGTATTTTCCCACTTCGTGGTAAAGTAAAGAATGCTATGACATGTAGCCGTAAAGACTTCTTCGATAATGAAGAAAACAAAGCTATCTATACTATCTTAGGATGTGGTGCTGGTAAAGCATGTGATCCAGACAAATGTAAATTTGATAAGATTATATTCTTAGCCGATGCTGATACTGACGGTCTTCATATCCGTTCTTTGTTGTTAAAAATGTTCTTGATATACTATCGTCCATTGGTAGAGCAAGGTCGTGTATACGCTGCTATTCCACCATTGTATGGTATTAAGAAAAAGAACAAACGTATGGTTACTAAAGATGATTATCTTAGCAATATGCAATACTTTACAGATAAATCCGATTATATCGAATATATCTATAAACTATTTGCTAAGAATCATGTAATCACACAATGGGATGGTACTCCATTCCATGGCAAAGAAATTGAACGTCTATTGAATAAGAATTTCAATTACCTTCAAAATATGGATATCTTGTGTCAAGACTATGCAACCGATCCAGAGTTGATGGAAACGTTGTATAAACTTATTACAAGAAAAACCCCATTGAATGGTATTAAGAAAGCTATCAACAAAGAATATCCATACCTCTCCGTAAGAGAAGAGAATGGATGTCTTGTAGTAGATGGTCTAGCTAAAGATAAAGTTCAAACTCTTATCTTTACTTCCAATATGCTAAAGGATTGCTATCGTTTAATCGGAGATAGTATTAATGAAAACTATAAAGACGATGGTTATCAAATTGATGGTAAACGAGTTAGTCTTTATACATTAATGAAAACTCTAGATGATTCCAAACCAGATACAATCCAACGCTATAAAGGTTTAGGTGAAATGAATCCAGTAGAATTAATGATCTCTACAATTCATCCAGCTTATAACCGAACTCTAATTCAGTTCACCGCTGAAGATATGCAACGTGAAATCAACGAAATTCGTCGATTAGATACAGATAAACATAATCTATTAGATGACGTTGACGTTGCTGGATATGATATTTAAAAATAAATGAGAGGTGGTACCGAATATTCGGTACCACCCTTAATTTCGCAAAAGGAGGAATTTGTTATGGGATTAGATGCATATATTGAAGTAAGAGCTTATGATAAGAAAACTCATGTAAAGATGTTAGAAATGGAAATTTCATACTTCAGAAAATATAGACATCTCCAAGCATTTATGGAAGATTTGTATTACAATAAATACAACGGTGAAGAATTATTCAACACTGTTCCTTTGGAGTTAGAAAAAAGTGATATTCTAGACTTAGAGGATTCTTGTAGAAGAAATATGGAAGAATATTCCGATGCTTCTGGATTCTTCTGGGGTCAAAGAGACTTTGATGGGGAATTTGGTGAGAAAGAAAAGATTCTTAAAACCATTAAATGGTGTAAGATATTTTTAGAAGCTAATGAAGATCCTGATGAGGAATTAGAATATGTGCTTATCTATAATTGCTGGTGGTAATGATGGTAAATGTTCTTTACTATAAAAATTATTTTATCGAGTATAATTAGCCTTATAGGTGAATTATAAAGATAGATAAAGAATGTCAATCAAAGACAGGTTTCATATCCAAACGATAATGGAGAGTCTGAGAAGACTCTCCTTATCAACTTTTCGTTTTTTATCTATTTTTATACAATCCAGTAAGCGTTAACGTTCCACGGGCGATTAAGAAAGCTCTGGAAACAGCGTATTTGCCTGAGTTATAAGGCTATATAATTTTCATAAGAAGAGGTAGGAGTGATTAGAAAATGTCAAACAAACAATTTAGTACTATGTCGGAAGTAGGAGACCATCTACAAAAGGTATCTGAGTTACTTACATCTTATTTTACTAGTGATGAAGTAAAAGGTAAAGAAGTTATTATTCTTCACCATACAGATATGGATGGTATTTCCGCTAGAGAGATACTTAGATCTTTCCTTAATCAGTATACTGAATATAGGGATATCAAGACAATAGCATATAATTATGAAAAAGATTATGATTTTGCATCGTTTAATCCAGATGGATTAGATGTAATTTCGGTAGACCTTTCCTTAAAGGTAAATGATATTGAATTAATATCTCAGGTTAGTCATAGATTTATTATGACAGACCATCACGCTACATCCATTAGGCAGTTTGGTAGTACCAGCGACCGATTATTACGTATAGTCAAACCTAATGAAGAAAGTTCTGATAATGAGTTTAAGACTCTTGTATTATTAGATACCAATAGATGTGGTGCTAAAATCGTTTATGATGTGCTTAAGAAAACAAAATGTCCAGATAATGGTGACTATGCAATGAAATTGCTGCGTCATTTTGGAAATACTTTTGATCATATTAATCCAGTTACAGTAAACCTAATTGACCAATATGATAGATGGGTATATACAGATAATGATCCTGTCTACTTGAATGAATATTTTTATGCTAGTAATAGAGTAAGAATGCCAGATAATGAATTTTATTTCTTAAGAATTCTTACAAAGCGTGACATTAATGAATTCTTGAAGATTGGTAGGGATATCTTCAATGCTAAGAAAATAATTAGCGACATTCAAGCAGATAATTTCACCCGACCAACCATTATCACCATTGGTGATAAAACATACTCAGTTTGTCGAGCATACGGTTTTACTAACTCTTTAACTTTTGGTGATAAAATGAAAGAATATGATATCTGTGAAAGTATCAGATATTATGATCAAAAGACTGGACGATATACAGTTTCTCTTTATACGTCAAACCCCGATATAGATGTAAGCAGAATTGCAGAACTATTTGGTGGTGGAGGACATCCTGGTGCCGCTGGGTTCTGCTCAACAGAATATATCTAGATAAAAGAGGTTTTATTAATGATTAAACATATTGAAAAACGTGACGGGAGTATTGTTGAATTTGACCGTACTAAAATTTTAAATGCAATTCTTAATGCTATGAATTCTGTGGGTGCTGTAGACGAAGAAGCAGCCAACAATACAACCACAGCTGTAGTTCGTAATTTAAATAAATTAGAATCTGATACAGCTGCCGTAGAAGATGTACAAGATTTAGTTGAAGTTCAATTAATGAAGAAATATCCAGACGTTGCTCGTGAATATATCACATATCGTAAACGTCGTAATGATATTCGTACAGCTAAAACAGAAACAATGAAAGAAGTTATGAGTATTCTTAAATGTGAAGACGTTAAAAACTCTAATGCTAACGTTGATGAATACTCCTTTGGTGGTCGTAAGAAAGAAGCATCTGATGTAATTCAAAAAGAAATTGCATTGAATTCTCTTATCGACCCTGATATTGCTGAAGCTCACCGTAAAGGCATTCTTTATATCCATGACTTATCCGAATATGCAGTAGGTCTTCATAACTGTTTGAATGCCGATATTGCTTATTGCTTAGCTCATGGTTTCGAAGCTCGTAATGGTGGTGTTCGTCCAGCTAATTCCTTTGCAACAGCATGTCAATTAATTGCAGTTATTTTCCAAATTCAATCCCAATGTCAATTTGGTGGTATTGCAACTACTAAGATTGATTTTGACTTAGCTCCATATGTACGTATTTCCTTCTTGAAACATTTCAAACGTGGTTTACGTTACTTTGGTACTGGTGTTGGTAATGATTATGATACATTCGTATCTAAATATGGTAAAGATGTAGTCAATACAGCTTCTATTGATGCAGATTGGAATATCTTCAAAGACTTCTGTACTCCAGCATACATTTATGCTTTAGAAGAACTTGAACGTGAAGGTAAACAAGGTGCTCAAGCACTTTATCATAACTTAAATACTTTAGAATCCCGTGCTGGTTCTCAAGTACCATTCACTTCCATTAACTTTGGTTTAGATACTTCTTGGGAAGGTCGTAAAGCTACACAATGGATGATGAATGCATCTCTTGATGGTATTGGTATCAATCATACTACTTCCATCTTCCCTATTTCCATCTTTGTTTATAAGAAAGATGTAAATGACCGTCCTGGTACAGACAACTATGATTTGAAGAAACTTGCTATCAAATCTTTAACTAAACGCATTTACCCTAACTTCGTAAATGCTGATTGGCAATCCAATGTTCCAGATGTGCACCCAATTCGTATTGTAAATAAAACAGTATTCCATCCAATCGAATCTGAAGTAACTTTACGTATCGACCATCATGTTGGTGAAACTAAAGTATTTGATCCATTGAACTTCAAGAAAACTTTAGTAAGTGATTATGACAAACTTACTTTGAAACGATTGATTAATTCTATTCCTGAAGAATATGTATCCGCTCCAGATGAAGATGGTATCCAAGTAATTGATCTTCGCTTTACTGATAGACGTTATTTGATTAAAGATTCCACTTCTAAATTCAATAAATATAATACTGATCGTAATGACCATTATACTAAATTGAATTGGTTAGCTGTGGATACAGAAACTAATGAAGTAGCAATCACCACAGAATCTTTCAATTATGATATCGAATGTACTGAAGAAGAAGGTCCTTATAAAGCTAAAGTACTTCGTACAATGGAACTTCCTAAACCTGAATACAATAACGATACAGAAATGTCTACAATGGGTTGCAGAACGCTAGTTGGTTATGACTTACATGGTATGGGTTATCAAAAGACTGGTCGTGGTAATTGTACACCTGTAACTATTAACTTAACTCGTATTGGTATTCGTCATGGTATCTGCTTAGGTGAACGTAAAGAAGCTGATATTGATGGTTTCTTCAAAGAACTTGATGAAATCTTGGAAATGTGTGAACGTGAACTTCTTAAACGTTTCGAACACATCTGCTCTCAAGATATTCGTTCTGGTTTCTTCACTTACCATAACCATGTAGCTGCTGATACTGAAGCTGCTCTTGAAAAGGGTTCCATTTATGAAACAATGAGACACTTCTCTCAAGCATTAGGTTACATCGGTGTGGCTAATATGTGCTATGCTATGTTTGGTAAATACCATAACCAAGATAAAGAAGTATTGAAGTTTGCTGTATCTGTAGTTAAACATATTGCAGACTATGCTGACGAATGTAAGAAACGTCATAACTTGAACTTCGCTGCATATGCTACTCCTGCAGAATCCACTTGTTTAACTTTAGCTTCCAAACTTCAAAAAGAATTTGGTAAGATTAAAGGTGTATGTGATCGTGAGTACTTAACTAACTCCCATCATGTTCCAGTATATGAAAATATTTCTGTTCGTGATAAAATTGATACAGAAGCTGAATTCTCCATCTATCCAACAGCTGGTTGTATTATGTACGCTGAAATGTCCTCTGGTGTAATTGGTAATCCTAGAGCAGTAGAAAAGATTATTGATTATGCTATGGCTGACACTCGTGTTCCATACTTCGCTATCAACTTCCCAATTGATAGCTGTGATGATTGTGGATACACTGGTGAAATCAATACAGATACTTGCCCAGTTTGTGGGTCTACTAATATCAACCGTTTACGTCGTGTAACTGGTTATATTACTACAGACTATCGTAAATTTAATAAAGGTAAATTCTGTGAAGTTAATGACCGAGTAAAACACATTTAAATTATATAATATAGAAATGAAGAGCCTCTAGTCATTATTGACTAGGGGTGCTTCTTTTCATTTAATTATATTTTAATAAAAAGGAGAAATTAATTATGGAAGCAAACACAGAAAGAACAATTAAAGTCAATACTCTTAATCTTAAAGAACGTAAAGAGGACTTAATTACTATTGACATCAGCGGTTACGATGTAGTATCTGAAAATAAAACTACTATCGTATTACTTCGCTCTGAAATGGTCGATAAAAAATAATCATTAGGGGAGGTAATTCCTCCCCTAAAAACCTTTATTTTTAACTAGCTATAATCTATAGCTAAAGAAAACTAATAGAAAGGAAACAATATGGGATATATTAAACATCCTGAATTGACTACTAATGTAGCAGCAATCAACCCAGAATCTATAGTAGATGGACCTGGTGTTAGATTGACTCTATACTTGTCAGGTTGTAAGCATAATTGCTACAACTGTCATAACAAAGAAGAACAAGATTTCAACTTTGGTACTAAATACACTCTACAAGAACTATTCAATCAAGTAACACAAATGATTGATAGTAATCCTATTGTAGATGGTATTACTCTAAGTGGTGGAGACCCACTATATCAACCAGAAATAGTACAAGAATTAACCTATGCTCTTAAGAAGTATTATGGTACCGAATTTAGTATTTGGTTATACACTGGTTTTGTTTTAGATAAAGACTTCGAAGATACAGAAGCTTTATATGCTACTATTAAAAATATCGATGTTATTGTAGATGGATTATATATCGAAGATTTAAAAGACTATTCTCAAGCTTTTAGAGGCTCTACGAACCAACGCTTTATAGATGTACACACCCTTGTTAAAGAGGGGCAAATTGTAGAATTAAATTATCTAATTTGATACGTTTGTGTACATTTAAGTAGGTAATTTTACGTAGATAAGGAGCAATACTATGAAATTTGAAAAAGTCTCTTTAGGTACTTTCATTCGAGAAGTACGAGAATCGTACTTATGGAAATATAGAGAGTATACTGATGAAGAATTAGAAATCTTCTATAATCGAATTCAACTTCCTGAAAGATCTACAGCTGGTTCTGCAGGATATGATTTCGTAAATCCATTCAATACAATTGAACTCAATACAACTAATGTAGAAATCCCTACAGGTATTAAAGTACAACTAGATCCAGATAAGATCTTGATGTTAGCACCACGTTCTTCATCTGCAAGAAATGGTTACATGTTCTCTAATACTTTAGGTATCATCGATAGTGATTATTATAATAATCCAACTAACGAAGGTTGTATTAGAGTATCTCTTAAAGCTATGGGCACTAGCCATCCTATATTCGACTATGGTGATAAAATTGCTCAAGGTGTTATTTTACAATACTTTACAACTGAAGATGATAATGCTACTGGTAAACGTACTGGTGGTCATGGTTCTACTGGTAAATAAAGGATAGGAAACAATGGCTGAAAAAATTATCCAAGCTAATATCTTGGAACAATCTAAACGAGACTTGACTACTTATGCAATTTATGTAGCTCGTCGTCGTGCATTACCAAATCCTTTCGATGGATTAAAACCAGTTCATCGGAAGATTCTATATTCTCTATTCTATGATTTTGGTAAACAAACTCGTCGTAGAGAAACAATTAAAACTCAAGCAGTTGTAGGTAACGTATTACAGAAGTACCATCCACATGGTGATTCTTCCGTAAATGCTTCTATCAAACCTATGACTAACTGGTTTGAATCTTATATCCCAACTATTGACCATCAAGGTTCATTCGGTAATATGTCTGGCGATGGTGCAGCAGCTCCTCGTTATACAGAAGTAATGATTTCCGATTATGGTCTTGAATGTGTAGTTGGTGACCTTGCTCAATCTCCAAACTCTACTGATTGGCAAGAAACTTATAATGGTTCTGAAAGAGAACCAATCTATTTCCCAGCAGTTGTACCAAACTTGTTGGTTAATGGTGCATTCGGTATTGCTGTAGGTTTAAGAACTTCTGTACCTAAGCATAACATTTCTGAAGTAATTGCAGCTACTATTAATTTAATTCAAAATCCTAGTGCTGATGTAGTATTATTACCAGATGACTGCTGTGGTTGTGATATTGTAGAAGCAGACTTCAAAAAGATTTCTGAAACTGGTAAAGGTACTTTTAAAGTACGTGCTCAAACAGAAATTTGTGAGTTCAATAAGAAACCTGCAATTAAAATCACTTCTTTACCACCTATGGTATATCTATCTAATATCCAAGCTAAGATTGAAAAATTAGTAGAAGGTAATGTATTACCACAAATCGAAGAAGTACTAGATGATTCTCAAGTAGATGAAAAGAATGTAGCATTTGATAAATTCACAGCTTATATTATGCTTAAGAAAGGCTGCGACCCTAACTACGTTAGAGATTGTTTATATTCTCTTACAGATTTAGAGAAAACCATCTCTGTAAATATGGAAGTAGTTTATAATGAAGCACCAGCTTTATTGAACTATAAACAATATTTGGAAATCTTCATTAACTTCCGTCGTGAACGTAAATACCGTGCTTTCTCCAATATCTTATCCGAAGCTAAAACAAAATTCCATAGAATGGAAGCATTTGTTAACTTATTAGAAACAGGTAAGATTGATGCGGTAATCACTAAGATTCGTTCTAAGAATCTTAAAGAAGCAGAACTTCAAGAATTCTTGATGAAAGATATTAAGATGAAGAACCCATTGACACCTTTGCAATGTAGTTACATCTTATCTGCTCAACTTAAAGCACTTTCTAAAGAACGTTTAGGGTATTATAAAGACCAAATGGCTGAAGCAGCTAAAGTAATCGATCAATGCTTCCATACAATTACTCACCCAGAAGAAATTGACCGTATTATTATTGAAGAACTTAAAGCAGCTGATAAGAAGTTCGGTTGCCCTCGTCGTAGTAAATTCATTTCTGCTTCTGAAGCAGCTGGTATTCCAGAAGGTACTTTCAAAGTAGTACTTACAGAAAAAGGTATTATTAAGAAATGCGACCAATCTGAAAATATCCGTGAATTGAAAGATGACCGCATCAAATTGAACTTGGTTGTTGATAATAAAGACAATCTACTTCTATTCAGTCGTCTTGGTAAGGTATTTAAAGTACCAGTAAATAAAGTTCCATTTGGTAAAGGTGCTTCTGGTGGTGTAGACCTTCGTGTTCTTATGAAGAAATATACTGGTGAAGGTATTTGTACTATTATCCCAGAATCTGTAGTAGAACAAATTATCGAAAATAGTAAAAAGAATAAAGAACGTGTTCTTGTCTATGTAATGACAAAGAATGGTATCTTTAAATCTATGGATATTGCTGAATTACTTGGAGTTCCATTAAGTGGATTGATCTATACTAAGTTATCTGACAATGATATGGTAGCTGATATCATTTTCATGGGTCAATATAATGAAATGATCATTTACTCTAATAATAAAATACTTAGAGTTCCTGGAACTGAAGCTCCTATGCTTACTCGTTCAGCTAAAGGTGTTATTGGTATGAAATCTAAGAATAAAGTCGATGGTTTCATCTGCTTAACTCCTAATTCTACTGACGTTGTAATCATTACAGCTTCTGGTAGAGTAAATCGTATCCCATTAGCTATTGTACCATTATCTAAACGTGGTATGGCAGGTATGACTGGTATCAAATTGAATAAAACTGATTCTATCGTTTCTATTCATGTATGTAATGCTCATGATACTCTTAACGTAGTATCTATGAAAGAAAAATATCAAATTCCTGTAGCTAGTATCCCAGAAGGCTCTAGTGTTAGTGCTGGTGCTAAACTTATTGATGCTTCTGGTATCATTCATACTTCTATTTCTCGATAAAGATAATAAATCCCATAACCTAATATTAGGTTATGGGTTATCTTTTACTGGAGGTTAAAATGCCACATACTGTTGCATTAATCTTTACTATTATAACCATAGCAATTCTAGGATTGATGGTTATTAACTTACTTTGGATTAGTGGTAGATACATCGATACATTTGGTATGGCTTATGCTGCTAAGCGAGATGTATATAGAAGATTTAAGAAATTAATTGCTGAAAGAACACCAGAAAACGTTAAAGAAATGCTATTCTTGTATGGATTAAATGAATTCCAATATCCAAGTGGTACAGCATTTAGTATTTCTATGCCAAATAAGATAGATTTACAACCAATGAAAGGTGTTCTGGTTAAAGTTGAAAGTCTTGTCGACTTGATTACTTGTAAACCACTATTTGTGAGACTTCTAGGTAAGAAGAAAGCAAATACTTTCATTGAAATATATAATGGTGCTGCCGAAGGTAAAGCTATTATTGCTTACACTAGAATAAATGCTGACGATGGTACTCCATTTTCAACATTTTCGGTATTCTTATACTCAAACTCGGATTTTGAAACTCTTAAGATAGATATACATAATCCGAATTCATTATTTGCTTGTGCATATATAGCAGATTTCTCTATAGTATATAAACGTTATCTTACTTTAGGAGAATCTAAATTCATGCATGACTATATGATGGAAAAAGAAAATAAAGAAGCTTAGCCTTCTTTATTTTTTGTTTACTTTTGATTAAAGGAGGTAATTTAATAATGAATATTAAAACTGGAGATATTATTAAATTCGTGAATAAGAATAAACGTTCACTTAATAAAGATTTCACTGTTCATATTCAACATGATCACAAAGGATGCAAACCTTCAGTAGTTACTAAATTTACTGAAGCTTCTTCTGAAGACTTAACACCAATGAGTAATACTGTAGTAGAAAAAGCTACTCAATATACTAAGTTCTTAAAAGGTTTTGATCCTGAAACAGTAGTACTCAATAAATGCAGTACTTGTGGTAAAATCTTCTATGCTGATTCTCTTGATATCGGTGAGAATGGTGAATTGGTTATCAGTGGTAAAGAAACTAAAGAAGACTAAGATGTATGAAGAATAATACTAGCGTAATCAAGAAACTTGTATATCCTGTAGTACAAGAAGCTATGGATAAACGAGGTAAACGTGAATTTGCTAAGATATTCAAAGAATTTATTGATGCTAGAGCTGAATATGTATTCTCTACTTTACCTTTAAAACGAATTCCATATACTAAAGCAGATTCAGATAAACTATTTGCTGGTATTGGTATAGATATCAATCTAGTAAAAGATGCTATCGCTAATACTTATTATGGCGATGACAAACGATATAACTTCGTAGCACCACAAGATCCTACAACTGTACTCTGTCTTTGTATTGTAAAATACTTCATGGATAAACATGATACAAAGATGCTTGAATTAGCATCGGTGTATATGGGATTCACTGGTAAATTCTATCCTTCATTACACTATCGCTCTTTCCCTATTGAACCAGTAGATTATGTAATGGAATGGGTAGTAAATAATGCGATGTCTCAGAAGTTTGATATCGTAAGTAAAGGTAATATCTTTGGTGCTATTCGCTCTAAATGTCAAGTATGGTATAGTACGTATAAGACTAAGTTCAGAGACTTCGATGACGATGATGTAGTATACATAATCTTACAGTTACGGAACCGTTTGGGAGACTTTATTAAAAATATTGCTAAAGAATACTATAAAGCATATGAAAATAAAGACTACATGGTATACAATTCCGATAATGAAGATTCTGAAAACCCATCAGAATATAGAATTGCTAAATCAGACTCTTTCTTAGCTGAAAAGAATATCGATAAAACAATGGCATTCATAACTGCTGGTGGTGTATCGTATAGAAACTGTAAACTTGCTTCTAATACAGCAGTTAAAACTGATGAACTCAAATCTATTATCGAATCCATTACCAATACACCGAATGCTACTCGTAAGATTCGTGAAGTTATATCTATTATGATATACACTTACTTTGAACAATCTAAAGATAAAGATGTTTTGAATATGGATTTCATTGTATTTACTACAAACCCAAAACCAAATTCAAAAGATCCTCATATTGCTCGTATGAAGCAAATTATAGAAGACTGGTTAGAGACAGGTTCTATTGCATATCGTAGACGTAAACAACGTCTAGCAACTAGAAACTTATATTTCAAATCAATCCTCATGTATTTTGCTATGAGTATCTATGAAGCAAATAAACGATAAAAAGGCCCACTACCCAATATTGGGTAGTGGTATTCTTTTCGCTTATTTATCAAGGTAATAGTCAACACCACGAACTTGGTTGTTATTAGTATCGGAACGTTGTTTATCGAAGCTTTTCTTGATATCAGATTTAGCACGTTGTACAATATAGTTATCATCGTCATCTTTGAGATATTGTTCAATAGTCTTTTCGATCTTTTTAATATCTTCTTGGATTTTCTTTTTATCAGAAGGCTTAAGAGTTTTATTGTGTTTTAATTCATATTCAAGATATGTAATTACGTCAGCGGCACGTTCACCGAAGTCTGGATGTGTTTTTACATCAGATAAAGTATTAATGAAAATTCTTAGTTCGAATAAAGCTTTATCGAAGAAGTTCAAATCTTCAATACGAGATGTTGTTTGTCCAGAACGGAAATCATTTAATCTATCTTCAGTGATTTTAAGAACTTGAGGGATGAAAGAACCATAACCAAACATAGAAGCAAATTGGTCAGCAAAGGTTTCTTTCTTCCATACACGGTCTTTTAAACCTACATATACTTTACCGAATATATTGTAAAGCACATTACTAGTCAAAAGTAAACGCTTTCTTTCAGCACCAAGTAAATTGAAACGAGAAAGAGTTTGATAAATACTTTCTACAGTTTCTTCACGATGCATAACCATACGGAATTGTTTTTCAAATGTATGACCAATCTCATGTAGAATTGTAGCCATACCTAACTTAGCATCTTTACATTTACGAAGGAAGTTAGTATTCAAATAAATATCAACCCATGGTTGGTATTTATCATTGAATTTAAAGGTACCTTTATTCATATCAATACTAACTACTTTACGAACGCTAGCTAGGTTATCTTGTGCAAAGAAACCAGTAGGCATTGTCCATCGAATAGATGCTGGTCCACATTCGGAACTTAATACGATATCAGATTTATCATAGAATCCAAATTGGTCACATAGAGAGTTGCACATAATTTCTAATTTATCTCTAAAGAAATCCATGTTTTTGTCTGTAATAGACTCTTTAAGTAATCTATCGATAATATCTTGTAAAGCTTTTTCTGCTTTAAAGATAGGTTTAGGAATATTCGAAAAATACGCTTCAAGATAATATTCTTGCTCAAAATCTTTATAATCCATTATAATGAAAATCCTCCTTTTCTTTTGAACTTAATATCATTACTTAACTGTTTTAAGCGGAAGATTACCCATAGCCAATATTGACTATGGGTTAATCCGGAAGGTTAGAATTAAAGATAGAAATCGTCGCATTAACAGGGATTAGCTATTGATCTCTACTAATATGTTTCCTCTAGTGTAAAAACCAATCTATGTTGAACATTTGTATAATCCTACCCTACCTAAATTAATTAAAGGAGGTACTTACGCTAAATGGCTATAACTAAGAAACAACGTCATGATGTAGAGATGTTGATATACAAAGTTATGGATACTTTAGACCCAACAGAACAAAACTCTGCTTGGTATAAAGAGAAATTCCGTAATATGAACGATGATCAATTCTATAAATTCTTCCAACAAGAATTCCCTATTAAATTCCAAATGAAAGTATTCGAAATCGAACCTAATTTGGAACAAATGTATGCAGTAATGGATAATATTCTTCATGTACCAGTAATGGAGAATGTTAATCTACCATTCTTATATAGAAATAAAGACGGCAAACCTGTAGGAACTAACTACAAAGCAACCGTAGTTTATGTACCAATGAAGAAGATGAAACAGTTCTTGGCTAAGAAGAACTCCATGTCTATTAATATCGATGAACGTAATATGAAAACAGGACGTTTATTAGGTGCAGATAAGAACGGTAATACTTCTGACCGTGAATTTGAATGTATGGCTGTAATGGGTCTAGAGAAAACAATGAAAGAATTCTCTACTTATAGAGCTGATACTGTAAATGCTAAAAACGAGTTCTACAATACAATAGCGACTAAAGGTATGGTATCATTAGATGATGTCGATGTATCTGTAGACGACTCTATTTCTCGTAATACGTTAAATGCATATCTTATTGGTGCTGGTATCAATACAAACCTTATCAATATCGGTAACTACTTACCTAATACTGTAAAAGGTAAAGAAGCTGTCAAAATTAAGCGTCAATAATCGTGAATTTAACTGTATATTATATTCTTGATAAGTCTATTGAAAATTTAAATATAGAAAAGGAGGTGTAGACTTATGTCCGAAGATAAAAATCAAGTAGGTGTTATCCATGAAGTGGGTGACTTTGGTTTAATTGGTGAATTGTCCCAAGAGGACCAAAAAGCCTTTAAAGAAAAAGACAAAAAAGAAAATAAGGCTGAATAATTTTAACGTTAGGTGCTCTACTATATTGGTAGAGCACCTTTTATTATCCTTTATTACAAAATATTTATCGAAAGGTGGCTGAGTTATTAAAAGTACGATAAAGGATTGTCTAAAGGAGGAAATACGATGTATAAATTTTTAGAAAAACACAAAGGATTTATGACTAGATTTCTTTGTATTATAATAGCCGCATTATTGGTATCTAACGTATTCATGTTAGAACGTGCCAGTGCACTTGAAATGAAAATACAAAGTGCTCAAGAACAGATTGAACAACATGACGAATATATTAGCAAGCATGTTGAAGAAATAAAAGAAGTTACTAAAGCACAACAAACTGTAAAAAATCATATCGATGCAATGACAAAACATGAAGATGCTATCAATGCCATTAAAGGTGGTTATGGATACGATTCAGACTTATCAAACAACAACCCATCTTCTCTATTAACAGCTGATGATATGAATAAGATCATCAATTACTGGATAGAAAAGAGAGGTGTATCTAAAGAGTTTGCTGGTAAAGGACAAGCTTTTATCAATGCTTCTATTCAAACAGGAATGAACCCTATTTATATTCTAGCTCATGCAGCTGCAGAATCTGGTTGGGGTAGTTCTCATTTGGCTAGGACTCGTCACAATTATTTCGGTATCAATGCAGTAGACCAAGATCCTGGTAGAGCTTCTACAATGGGTGGAAGTTTAGAAGAAGGTATTATTGCTGGTGCTGATTGGATTAAGCGTCATTTTTATAACAATGGTTATACTTCGCTTAGATCTATGAAACATGGTAATTATGCTACCGATCCTAAATGGGCTGGTAATATTTTACATATAATGAATGAAAGTGTTTCAGTATTGTAGAAAGGAATTTGAAAATGCTATTAAATGCAAAAGTAATTGGCATTGGTGCAGCTGGTAACAAAGCTGCTATTGCCTTATTTAAGAAATATCCTGAGATTGCTAAGGATATGGTTTTAATCAACTCTACGTTAAAAGATATTCCAGAAGAATATCATGACCGTGCTATTGAATTAGATGGTGAATATCGTGGTTGTGCTAAAGAACGTACAATCGCTAACCAAATGATGGTAGATACTCTTAAGAGTGGTCATTTCGAATATGAAAAAGATCCTAAAGATTGTATGACTATCATTGTTACATCTTCTGAAGGTGGTACCGGTTCTGGTGCATCTGTACTTCTAGCAAACTATTTACACAAAGTACATGGTACACATATCCACTTCTTCGTATTTACAGGCTTTGAAGACGACGTTCGTGGATTGAAAAATACAGTAGATCTATTCAAAGAAATGGATGACAGCTTTACAGTAGAAGCTTTATCTAATAAATCTTTCTTAGAAGCTGCTGGTAATAATCGTTTACGTGCAGAACAATTAGCAAATGAAAAGTTTGCTGATAACGTAAACATCTTATTAGGTGGTACTATTAATAAATCCTCTCAAAATATTGATGAATCTGATTTGTTAAAAACTGTACGTACACCTGGTTTTATGTATATTGACCGTGTCAATATGACTAAGATCAAAAACTCTGATGATTTCAACCGTCGTATTACTGAAGTAATCGATGATATGAAATCTTTAGAAACTCAACCATCTGCAAAACGTATCGCTACAGTTCTTGACGTAAAAGAACGTGCATTGGAATTCATTGACTTTGGTTATGAAGTTATTAAGAAACGTTTTGGTATGCCTTTCGAAGCATTCTCTCATGTACAAGACTTACATGAACCTGAATACTTAGATATCATTGTATCTGGTTTGAAAATGCCTATCAATGAAATTGAAAAGACATACGAAGATTTCAAAGAACGTTCTAAGTTTGTAGATACTACAGCTGATGACTTCTTTAACAAAGAATACGCTACTAATGCAGATATCTTTGATACACTTAAAGCAGATGCAACACCGGCAGATGTAGACGCTGCCAAAGATGACTTCTTTAAATCTCTTGGTAAAGATAAAAAAGAAGAATCTAAGAAAATTAAAGTTGTACAAGACTTTTAGAGTCAAACTAAAGGAAGAATATTTCCCATACCTAATATTAGGTATGGGAGGTTCTTTCGCAAAATCTATAAGGGGGTAAAGTATGATATATAGTAAACTTAATACTACACGAGATGGTAGAAAACCAAAAGATGTATTGTTTAGTGATACTTATACCGATGGGACTGAAAAAGATGTGTTGTTACGATTATTGAATAAGTATGATGACAGGGATGAAATAGATATAGACGATATATCTAAATTAATAGCTATATCAGCACTAAACGTTAAGTATAAGCTTAGAGGTAAGGGTATAAAGCATTATCTTAGTCCTCGTACTATTGATGGTAGAATACGCAGAACAATCAACAGAGCTTCTATTGCTCAAATTAAAGAGATAGTACATGATAGAACTATCAATAAGGAATTCCGAGGAGAATTATTAGAATTCTTAGACGATAGAGTAAATCCATCCAGCCCAAACTATGGTATTCCATTTAATCTAAATGATAACTGTACTTGGGATGATTATGATTTTAAAGAAGAATTCTCTGATTGTAAAATCAAAGACTTGTTTAAACTTGGTCTGACTAGAGGAATTATTAGAGTTCCTACTAAAGAGGAATATCTGAATAATTTACTACGTTCCCATAATTTGCCATATAGGGTAAGTTGTACTGGTAAAGGCAATAAACCAATATTCAAGGTTTATGAAATTAAACCAGAACTTATGGTTATTAAAATTTATAGATAGGAGAAATTATTATGGATGCAAAGGAAATCAAACTAAGAGAAGAATTAGATTCCATTGATGAAACTATGGCTTTAAGAAGAAGAGAAATAGAAGATCTTAAAAAGAAAAAAGAAAAGCTAAAGGTAGAACTTGATGATTATATGTATACCAATATGAATACATTGATTTATAACTCCTTAAAATCTGATGATCCAGCTATTGAATTATTAAATATGGCTAATGATAAAGATGAATTATCTTTAGATGATGCTGCATTTATTCTCGGTATTACTCCAAGTACACTCAAAGCTAAAGTAGATTCTGCTCATATAAAGAAATATCGTAGATATGATGCTCATAATACGATAATGAGTAGACTTGAAGTTGGATATATCAAATCCCTTCTCGATATGAAGAAGTCCGATCCAAAGATTCGTGAATGTGTAAAATACATTCTAGAATTTTATAATATTACCGGATTTCCTCTTTCTATATCGACACCATTGAAAGAGTTAGAGGCTCCTATTAAGCAGTTTAGAAGTTATAGAGACATGACAGTTTGTGATCTGATAGCTAAAGGATTTGGTCGTGGTCTCATTACATATCCTCAACATAATACGGTAGAACGTATGCTTTATTCGTATAATATTGGTTATAGATTGGGATGGTTGAGATCCAGTTTAAGAGGTCGTACCGTATATAAAAGCATTAAAGATGATACAATAAGACCAATTAGTGTTTATATTAACAAGGAGAAATAAGATGGACTTCAACTCAAGAGAAGATTTACAAAAGGAATTGAAAAAGGTAGACGACGATATAGCAAAAGCAGAAATAAATCTTACTACTTTACGTCTATATAGACAAACTATAGCTGACCGATTAAGTCAAGTAATGGAAAGTAAATGTAAGATTGTCAACGTTGGAGATTTCATTGATACTATGGATCCTATCAAAGCTTGTTTAAACTCTTTAAACGATTCTGATGAAATTAGAATCGAAGATGTATCTTACATGTTTGGTATCTCTGTAGCTGTATTATTGTCTAAGATCGATACTAAAGAATTGAGAGTATTCAAATACTCCAATAAAAGAAATAGCCGTACTGGTAAAGTATTGACAGTAAAATACATAAAGAAACTCTTAGAAGAACATAATAGCGATGATATCAAAAAGCGTAAATATGTAGAATATATATTTAAAGAGTATCATGAAAATGCTATGTCTTTAAATATTAAGAGTAGAGTAAAAGACCTACTATATAAACCTTATGATAATCCTGAGTATGAAAATTTGACTCTAAAACAACTAATCATTGGTGGTTTTAATCGTGGGTTTATTAAGTTTACTCACTATAATACTATGATTAAGATGCTTGATTCTTTCAACTGTGAGTATACTCTAGATTATTCTTCTTACAGAGTTATGGAAAAATCTACAAATAAACTAATTAGGGTATATTCTAAATAATATATTGGGAGCTGAATATTCAGCTCCCAATATATTATTTAGAATATACCCTAATTAGTTTATTTGTAGATTTTTCCATAACTCTGTAAGAAGAATAATCTAGAGTATACTCACAGTTGAAAGAATCAAGCATCTTAATCATAGTATTATAGTGAGTAAACTTAATAAACCCACGATTAAAACCACCAATGATTAGTTGTTTTAGAGTCAAATTTTCATACTCAGGATTATCATAAGGTTTATATAGTAGGTCTTTTACTCTACTCTTAATATTTAAAGACATAGCATTTTCATGATACTCTTTAAATATATATTCTACATATTTACGCTTTTTGATATCATCGCTATTATGTTCTTCTAAGAGTTTCTTTATGTATTTTACTGTCAATACTTTACCAGTACGGCTATTTCTTTTATTGGAGTATTTGAATACTCTCAATTCTTTAGTATCGATCTTAGACAATAATACAGCTACAGAGATACCAAACATGTAAGATACATCTTCGATTCTAATTTCATCAGAATCGTTTAAAGAGTTTAAACAAGCTTTGATAGGATCCATAGTATCAATGAAATCTCCAACGTTGACAATCTTACATTTACTTTCCATTACTTGACTTAATCGGTCAGCTATAGTTTGTCTATATAGACGTAAAGTAGTAAGATTTATTTCTGCTTTTGCTATATCGTCGTCTACCTTTTTCAATTCCTTTTGTAAATCTTCTCTTGAGTTGAAGTCCATCTTATTTCTCCTTGTTAATATAAACACTAATTGGTCTTATTGTATCATCTTTAATGCTTTTATATACGGTACGACCTCTTAAACTGGATCTCAACCATCCCAATCTATAACCAATATTATACGAATAAAGCATACGTTCTACCGTATTATGTTGAGGATATGTAATGAGACCACGACCAAATCCTTTAGCTATCAGATCACAAACTGTCATGTCTCTATAACTTCTAAACTGCTTAATAGGAGCCTCTAACTCTTTCAATGGTGTCGATATAGAAAGAGGAAATCCGGTAATATTATAAAATTCTAGAATGTATTTTACACATTCACGAATCTTTGGATCGGACTTCTTCATATCGAGAAGGGATTTGATATATCCAACTTCAAGTCTACTCATTATCGTATTATGAGCATCATATCTACGATATTTCTTTATATGAGCAGAATCTACTTTAGCTTTGAGTGTACTTGGAGTAATACCGAGAATAAATGCAGCATCATCTAAAGATAATTCATCTTTATCATTAGCCATATTTAATAATTCAATAGCTGGATCATCAGATTTTAAGGAGTTATAAATCAATGTATTCATATTGGTATACATATAATCATCAAGTTCTACCTTTAGCTTTTCTTTTTTCTTTTTAAGATCTTCTATTTCTCTTCTTCTTAAAGCCATAGTTTCATCAATGGAATCTAATTCTTCTCTTAGTTTGATTTCCTTTGCATCCATAATAATTTCTCCTATCTATAAATTTTAATAACCATAAGTTCTGGTTTAATTTCATAAACCTTGAATATTGGTTTATTGCCTTTACCAGTACAACTTACCCTATATGGCAAATTATGGGAACGTAGTAAATTATTCAGATATTCCTCTTTAGTAGGAACTCTAATAATTCCTCTAGTCAGACCAAGTTTAAACAAGTCTTTGATTTTACAATCAGAGAATTCTTCTTTAAAATCATAATCATCCCAAGTACAGTTATCATTTAGATTAAATGGAATACCATAGTTTGGGCTGGATGGATTTACTCTATCGTCTAAGAATTCTAATAATTCTCCTCGGAATTCCTTATTGATAGTTCTATCATGTACTATCTCTTTAATTTGAGCAATAGAAGCTCTGTTGATTGTTCTGCGTATTCTACCATCAATAGTACGAGGACTAAGATAATGCTTTATACCCTTACCTCTAAGCTTATACTTAACGTTTAGTGCTGATATAGCTATTAATTTAGATATATCGTCTATATCTATTTCATCCCTGTCATCATACTTATTCAATAATCGTAACAACACATCTTTTTCAGTCCCATCGGTATAAGTATCACTAAACAATACATCTTTTGGTTTTCTACCATCTCGTGTAGTATTAAGTTTACTATATATCATACTTTACCCCCTTATAGATTTTGCGAAAGAACCTCCCATACCTAATATTAGGTATGGGAAATATTCTTCCTTTAGTTTGACTCTAAAAGTCTTGTACAACTTTAATTTTCTTAGATTCTTCTTTTTTATCTTTACCAAGAGATTTAAAGAAGTCATCTTTGGCAGCGTCTACATCTGCCGGTGTTGCATCTGCTTTAAGTGTATCAAAGATATCTGCATTAGTAGCGTATTCTTTGTTAAAGAAGTCATCAGCTGTAGTATCTACAAACTTAGAACGTTCTTTGAAATCTTCGTATGTCTTTTCAATTTCATTGATAGGCATTTTCAAACCAGATACAATGATATCTAAGTATTCAGGTTCATGTAAGTCTTGTACATGAGAGAATGCTTCGAAAGGCATACCAAAACGTTTCTTAATAACTTCATAACCAAAGTCAATGAATTCCAATGCACGTTCTTTTACGTCAAGAACTGTAGCGATACGTTTTGCAGATGGTTGAGTTTCTAAAGATTTCATATCATCGATTACTTCAGTAATACGACGGTTGAAATCATCAGAGTTTTTGATCTTAGTCATATTGACACGGTCAATATACATAAAACCAGGTGTACGTACAGTTTTTAACAAATCAGATTCATCAATATTTTGAGAGGATTTATTAATAGTACCACCTAATAAGATGTTTACGTTATCAGCAAACTTTTCATTTGCTAATTGTTCTGCACGTAAACGATTATTACCAGCAGCTTCTAAGAAAGATTTATTAGATAAAGCTTCTACTGTAAAGCTGTCATCCATTTCTTTGAATAGATCTACTGTATTTTTCAATCCACGAACGTCGTCTTCAAAGCCTGTAAATACGAAGAAGTGGATATGTGTACCATGTACTTTGTGTAAATAGTTTGCTAGAAGTACAGATGCACCAGAACCGGTACCACCTTCAGAAGATGTAACAATGATAGTCATACAATCTTTAGGATCTTTTTCATATTCGAAATGACCACTCTTAAGAGTATCTACCATCATTTGGTTAGCGATTGTACGTTCTTTAGCACAACCACGATATTCACCATCTAATTCAATAGCACGGTCATGATATTCTTCTGGAATATCTTTTAACGTAGAGTTGATTAAAACCATATCCTTAGCAATCTCAGGATATTTCTTAAATAAGGCAATAGCAGCTTTGTTACCAGCTGCACCAATGCCAATTACTTTTGCATTTAATAGCATTTTCAAATTCCTTTCTACAATACTGAAACACTTTCATTCATTATATGTAAAATATTACCAGCCCATTTAGGATCGGTAGCATAATTACCATGTTTCATAGATCTAAGCGAAGTATAACCATTGTTATAAAAATGACGCTTAATCCAATCAGCACCAGCAATAATACCTTCTTCTAAACTTCCACCCATTGTAGAAGCTCTACCAGGATCTTGGTCTACTGCATTGATACCGAAATAATTGTGACGAGTCCTAGCCAAATGAGAACTACCCCAACCAGATTCTGCAGCTGCATGAGCTAGAATATAAATAGGGTTCATTCCTGTTTGAATAGAAGCATTGATAAAAGCTTGTCCTTTACCAGCAAACTCTTTAGATACACCTCTCTTTTCTATCCAGTAATTGATGATCTTATTCATATCATCAGCTGTTAATAGAGAAGATGGGTTGTTGTTTGATAAGTCTGAATCGTATCCATAACCACCTTTAATGGCATTGATAGCATCTTCATGTTTTGTCATTGCATCGATATGATTTTTTACAGTTTGTTGTGCTTTAGTAACTTCTTTTATTTCTTCAACATGCTTGCTAATATATTCGTCATGTTGTTCAATCTGTTCTTGAGCACTTTGTATTTTCATTTCAAGTGCACTGGCACGTTCTAACATGAATACGTTAGATACCAATAATGCGGCTATTATAATACAAAGAAATCTAGTCATAAATCCTTTGTGTTTTTCTAAAAATTTATACATCGTATTTCCTCCTTTAGACAATCCTTTATCGTACTTTTAATAACTCAGCCACCTTTCGATAAATATTTTGTAATAAAGGATAATAAAAGGTGCTCTACCAATATAGTAGAGCACCTAACGTTAAAATTATTCAGCCTTATTTTCTTTTTTGTCTTTTTCTTTAAAGGCTTTTTGGTCCTCTTGGGACAATTCACCAATTAAACCAAAGTCACCCACTTCATGGATAACACCTACTTGATTTTTATCTTCGGACATAAGTCTACACCTCCTTTTCTATATTTAAATTTTCAATAGACTTATCAAGAATATAATATACAGTTAAATTCACGATTATTGACGCTTAATTTTGACAGCTTCTTTACCTTTTACAGTATTAGGTAAGTAGTTACCGATATTGATAAGGTTTGTATTGATACCAGCACCAATAAGATATGCATTTAACGTATTACGAGAAATAGAGTCGTCTACAGATACATCGACATCATCTAATGATACCATACCTTTAGTCGCTATTGTATTGTAGAACTCGTTTTTAGCATTTACAGTATCAGCTCTATAAGTAGAGAATTCTTTCATTGTTTTCTCTAGACCCATTACAGCCATACATTCAAATTCACGGTCAGAAGTATTACCGTTCTTATCTGCACCTAATAAACGTCCTGTTTTCATATTACGTTCATCGATATTAATAGACATGGAGTTCTTCTTAGCCAAGAACTGTTTCATCTTCTTCATTGGTACATAAACTACGGTTGCTTTGTAGTTAGTTCCTACAGGTTTGCCGTCTTTATTTCTATATAAGAATGGTAGATTAACATTCTCCATTACTGGTACATGAAGAATATTATCCATTACTGCATACATTTGTTCCAAATTAGGTTCGATTTCGAATACTTTCATTTGGAATTTAATAGGGAATTCTTGTTGGAAGAATTTATAGAATTGATCATCGTTCATATTACGGAATTTCTCTTTATACCAAGCAGAGTTTTGTTCTGTTGGGTCTAAAGTATCCATAACTTTGTATATCAACATCTCTACATCATGACGTTGTTTCTTAGTTATAGCCATTTAGCGTAAGTACCTCCTTTAATTAATTTAGGTAGGGTAGGATTATACAAATGTTCAACATAGATTGGTTTTTACACTAGAGGAAACATATTAGTAGAGATCAATAGCTAATCCCTGTTAATGCGACGATTTCTATCTTTAATTCTAACCTTCCGGATTAACCCATAGTCAATATTGGCTATGGGTAATCTTCCGCTTAAAACAGTTAAGTAATGATATTAAGTTCAAAAGAAAAGGAGGATTTTCATTATAATGGATTATAAAGATTTTGAGCAAGAATATTATCTTGAAGCGTATTTTTCGAATATTCCTAAACCTATCTTTAAAGCAGAAAAAGCTTTACAAGATATTATCGATAGATTACTTAAAGAGTCTATTACAGACAAAAACATGGATTTCTTTAGAGATAAATTAGAAATTATGTGCAACTCTCTATGTGACCAATTTGGATTCTATGATAAATCTGATATCGTATTAAGTTCCGAATGTGGACCAGCATCTATTCGATGGACAATGCCTACTGGTTTCTTTGCACAAGATAACCTAGCTAGCGTTCGTAAAGTAGTTAGTATTGATATGAATAAAGGTACCTTTAAATTCAATGATAAATACCAACCATGGGTTGATATTTATTTGAATACTAACTTCCTTCGTAAATGTAAAGATGCTAAGTTAGGTATGGCTACAATTCTACATGAGATTGGTCATACATTTGAAAAACAATTCCGTATGGTTATGCATCGTGAAGAAACTGTAGAAAGTATTTATCAAACTCTTTCTCGTTTCAATTTACTTGGTGCTGAAAGAAAGCGTTTACTTTTGACTAGTAATGTGCTTTACAATATATTCGGTAAAGTATATGTAGGTTTAAAAGACCGTGTATGGAAGAAAGAAACCTTTGCTGACCAATTTGCTTCTATGTTTGGTTATGGTTCTTTCATCCCTCAAGTTCTTAAAATCACTGAAGATAGATTAAATGATTTCCGTTCTGGACAAACAACATCTCGTATTGAAGATTTGAACTTCTTCGATAAAGCTTTATTCGAACTAAGAATTTTCATTAATACTTTATCTGATGTAAAAACACATCCAGACTTCGGTGAACGTGCCGCTGACGTAATTACATATCTTGAATATGAATTAAAACACAATAAAACTCTTAAGCCTTCTGATAAAAAGAAAATCCAAGAAGATATTAAAAAGATCGAAAAGACTATTGAACAATATCTCAAAGATGACGATGATAACTATATTGTACAACGTGCTAAATCTGATATCAAGAAAAGCTTCGATAAACAACGTTCCGATACTAATAACAACCAAGTTCGTGGTGTTGACTATTACCTTGATAAATAAGCGAAAAGAATACCACTACCCAATATTGGGTAGTGGGCCTTTTTATCGTTTATTTGCTTCATAGATACTCATAGCAAAATACATGAGGATTGATTTGAAATATAAGTTTCTAGTTGCTAGACGTTGTTTACGTCTACGATATGCAATAGAACCTGTCTCTAACCAGTCTTCTATAATTTGCTTCATACGAGCAATATGAGGATCTTTTGAATTTGGTTTTGGGTTTGTAGTAAATACAATGAAATCCATATTCAAAACATCTTTATCTTTAGATTGTTCAAAGTAAGTGTATATCATAATAGATATAACTTCACGAATCTTACGAGTAGCATTCGGTGTATTGGTAATGGATTCGATAATAGATTTGAGTTCATCAGTTTTAACTGCTGTATTAGAAGCAAGTTTACAGTTTCTATACGATACACCACCAGCAGTTATGAATGCCATTGTTTTATCGATATTCTTTTCAGCTAAGAAAGAGTCTGATTTAGCAATTCTATATTCTGATGGGTTTTCAGAATCTTCATTATCGGAATTGTATACCATGTAGTCTTTATTTTCATATGCTTTATAGTATTCTTTAGCAATATTTTTAATAAAGTCTCCCAAACGGTTCCGTAACTGTAAGATTATGTATACTACATCATCGTCATCGAAGTCTCTGAACTTAGTCTTATACGTACTATACCATACTTGACATTTAGAGCGAATAGCACCAAAGATATTACCTTTACTTACGATATCAAACTTCTGAGACATCGCATTATTTACTACCCATTCCATTACATAATCTACTGGTTCAATAGGGAAAGAGCGATAGTGTAATGAAGGATAGAATTTACCAGTGAATCCCATATACACCGATGCTAATTCAAGCATCTTTGTATCATGTTTATCCATGAAGTATTTTACAATACAAAGACAGAGTACAGTTGTAGGATCTTGTGGTGCTACGAAGTTATATCGTTTGTCATCGCCATAATAAGTATTAGCGATAGCATCTTTTACTAGATTGATATCTATACCAATACCAGCAAATAGTTTATCTGAATCTGCTTTAGTATATGGAATTCGTTTTAAAGGTAAAGTAGAGAATACATATTCAGCTCTAGCATCAATAAATTCTTTGAATATCTTAGCAAATTCACGTTTACCTCGTTTATCCATAGCTTCTTGTACTACAGGATATACAAGTTTCTTGATTACGCTAGTATTATTCTTCATACATCTTAGTCTTCTTTAGTTTCTTTACCACTGATAACCAATTCACCATTCTCACCGATATCAAGAGAATCAGCATAGAAGATTTTACCACAAGTACTGCATTTATTGAGTACTACTGTTTCAGGATCAAAACCTTTTAAGAACTTAGTATATTGAGTAGCTTTTTCTACTACAGTATTACTCATTGGTGTTAAGTCTTCAGAAGAAGCTTCAGTAAATTTAGTAACTACTGAAGGTTTGCATCCTTTGTGATCATGTTGAATATGAACAGTGAAATCTTTATTAAGTGAACGTTTATTCTTATTCACGAATTTAATAATATCTCCAGTTTTAATATTCATTATTAAATTACCTCCTTTAATCAAAAGTAAACAAAAAATAAAGAAGGCTAAGCTTCTTTATTTTCTTTTTCCATCATATAGTCATGCATGAATTTAGATTCTCCTAAAGTAAGATAACGTTTATATACTATAGAGAAATCTGCTATATATGCACAAGCAAATAATGAATTCGGATTATGTATATCTATCTTAAGAGTTTCAAAATCCGAGTTTGAGTATAAGAATACCGAAAATGTTGAAAATGGAGTACCATCGTCAGCATTTATTCTAGTGTAAGCAATAATAGCTTTACCTTCGGCAGCACCATTATATATTTCAATGAAAGTATTTGCTTTCTTCTTACCTAGAAGTCTCACAAATAGTGGTTTACAAGTAATCAAGTCGACAAGACTTTCAACTTTAACCAGAACACCTTTCATTGGTTGTAAATCTATCTTATTTGGCATAGAAATACTAAATGCTGTACCACTTGGATATTGGAATTCATTTAATCCATACAAGAATAGCATTTCTTTAACGTTTTCTGGTGTTCTTTCAGCAATTAATTTCTTAAATCTTCTATATACATCTCGCTTAGCAGCATAAGCCATACCAAATGTATCGATGTATCTACCACTAATCCAAAGTAAGTTAATAACCATCAATCCTAGAATTGCTATGGTTATAATAGTAAAGATTAATGCAACAGTATGTGGCATTTTAACCTCCAGTAAAAGATAACCCATAACCTAATATTAGGTTATGGGATTTATTATCTTTATCGAGAAATAGAAGTATGAATGATACCAGAAGCATCAATAAGTTTAGCACCAGCACTAACACTAGAGCCTTCTGGGATACTAGCTACAGGAATTTGATATTTTTCTTTCATAGATACTACGTTAAGAGTATCATGAGCATTACATACATGAATAGAAACGATAGAATCAGTTTTATTCAATTTGATACCAGTCATACCTGCCATACCACGTTTAGATAATGGTACAATAGCTAATGGGATACGATTTACTCTACCAGAAGCTGTAATGATTACAACGTCAGTAGAATTAGGAGTTAAGCAGATGAAACCATCGACTTTATTCTTAGATTTCATACCAATAACACCTTTAGCTGAACGAGTAAGCATAGGAGCTTCAGTTCCAGGAACTCTAAGTATTTTATTATTAGAGTAAATGATCATTTCATTATATTGACCCATGAAAATGATATCAGCTACCATATCATTGTCAGATAACTTAGTATAGATCAATCCACTTAATGGAACTCCAAGTAATTCAGCAATATCCATAGATTTAAAGATACCATTCTTTGTCATTACATAGACAAGAACACGTTCTTTATTCTTTTTACTATTTTCGATAATTTGTTCTACTACAGATTCTGGGATAATAGTACAAATACCTTCACCAGTATATTTCTTCATAAGAACACGAAGGTCTACACCACCAGAAGCACCTTTACCAAATGGAACTTTATTTACTGGTACTTTAAATACCTTACCAAGACGACTGAATAGAAGTAGATTGTCTTTATTATCAACAACCAAGTTCAATTTGATGCGGTCATCTTTCAATTCACGGATATTTTCAGATTGGTCGCATTTCTTAATAATACCTTTTTCTGTAAGTACTACTTTGAAAGTACCTTCTGGAATACCAGCTGCTTCAGAAGCAGAAATGAATTTACTACGACGAGGGCAACCGAACTTCTTATCAGCTGCTTTAAGTTCTTCAATAATAATACGGTCAATTTCTTCTGGGTGAGTAATTGTATGGAAGCATTGATCGATTACTTTAGCTGCTTCAGCCATTTGGTCTTTATAATACCCTAAACGTTCTTTAGAAAGTGCTTTAAGTTGAGCAGATAAGATGTAACTACATTGCAAAGGTGTCAATGGGTTCTTCATCTTAATATCTTTCATCAAGAATTCTTGAAGTTCTGCTTCTTTAAGATTCTTAGAACGAATCTTAGTGATTACCGCATCAATCTTACCTGTTTCTAATAAGTTAACAAATGCTTCCATTCTATGGAATTTTGTTTTAGCTTCGGATAAGATATTGGAGAAAGCACGGTATTTACGTTCACGACGGAAGTTAATGAAGATTTCCAAATATTGTTTATAGTTCAATAAAGCTGGTGCTTCATTATAAACTACTTCCATATTTACAGAGATGGTTTTCTCTAAATCTGTAAGAGAATATAAACAATCTCTAACGTAGTTAGGGTCGCAGCCTTTCTTAAGCATAATATAAGCTGTGAATTTATCAAATGCTACATTCTTTTCATCTACTTGAGAATCATCTAGTACTTCTTCGATTTGTGGTAATACATTACCTTCTACTAATTTTTCAATCTTAGCTTGGATATTAGATAGATATACCATAGGTGGTAAAGAAGTGATTTTAATTGCAGGTTTCTTATTGAACTCACAAATTTCTGTTTGAGCACGTACTTTAAAAGTACCTTTACCAGTTTCAGAAATCTTTTTGAAGTCTGCTTCTACAATATCACAACCACAGCAGTCATCTGGTAATAATACTACATCAGCACTAGGATTTTGAATTAAATTAATAGTAGCTGCAATTACTTCAGAAATGTTATGCTTAGGTACAGAAGTTCTTAAACCTACAGCAATACCGAATGCACCATTAACCAACAAGTTTGGTACAACTGCTGGGAAATAGATTGGTTCTCTTTCAGAACCATTATAAGTTTCTTGCCAATCAGTAGAGTTTGGAGATTGAGCAAGGTCACCAACTACACATTCAAGACCATAATCGGAAATCATTACTTCTGTATAACGAGGAGCTGCTGCACCATCGCCAGACATATTACCGAATGAACCTTGATGGTCAATAGTTGGGATATAAGATTCAAACCAGTTAGTCATAGGTTTGATAGAAGCATTTACGGAAGAATCACCATGTGGATGGTACTTCTGTAATACGTTACCTACAACTGCTTGAGTTTTAATTGTTTCTCTACGACGAGTTTGTTTACCAAAATCATAGAATAGAGAATATAGAATCTTCCGATGAACTGGTTTTAATCCATCGAAAGGATTTGGTAATGCACGACGACGAGCTACATAAATTGCATAAGTAGTCAAGTCTCGTTTAGATTGTTCCAAGATATTAGCTTGGATAATTTTTTCAGCCATTGTTTCCTATCCTTTATTTACCAGTAGAACCATGACCACCAGTACGTTTACCAGTAGCATTATCATCTTCAGTTGTAAAGTATTGTAAAATAACACCTTGAGCAATTTTATCACCATAGTCGAATATAGGATGGCTAGTGCCCATAGCTTTAAGAGATACTCTAATACAACCTTCGTTAGTTGGATTATTATAATAATCACTATCGATGATACCTAAAGTATTAGAGAACATGTAACCATTTCTTGCAGATGAAGAACGTGGTGCTAACATCAAGATCTTATCTGGATCTAGTTGTACTTTAATACCTGTAGGGATTTCTACATTAGTTGTATTGAGTTCAATTGTATTGAATGGATTTACGAAATCATATCCTGCAGAACCAGCTGTAGATCTTTCAGGAAGTTGAATTCGATTATAGAAGATTTCTAATTCTTCATCAGTATACTCTCTATATTTCCATAAGTACGATTCTCGTACTTCTCGAATGAAAGTACCTAAAGAGACTTTTTCAAATTTCATAGTATTGCTCCTTATCTACGTAAAATTACCTACTTAAATGTACACAAACGTATCAAATTAGATAATTTAATTCTACAATTTGCCCCTCTTTAACAAGGGTGTGTACATCTATAAAGCGTTGGTTCGTAGAGCCTCTAAAAGCTTGAGAATAGTCTTTTAAATCTTCGATATATAATCCATCTACAATAACATCGATATTTTTAATAGTAGCATATAAAGCTTCTGTATCTTCGAAGTCTTTATCTAAAACAAAACCAGTGTATAACCAAATACTAAATTCGGTACCATAATACTTCTTAAGAGCATAGGTTAATTCTTGTACTATTTCTGGTTGATATAGTGGGTCTCCACCACTTAGAGTAATACCATCTACAATAGGATTACTATCAATCATTTGTGTTACTTGATTGAATAGTTCTTGTAGAGTGTATTTAGTACCAAAGTTGAAATCTTGTTCTTCTTTGTTATGACAGTTGTAGCAATTATGCTTACAACCTGACAAGTATAGAGTCAATCTAACACCAGGTCCATCTACTATAGATTCTGGGTTGATTGCTGCTACATTAGTAGTCAATTCAGGATGTTTAATATATCCCATATTGTTTCCTTTCTATTAGTTTTCTTTAGCTATAGATTATAGCTAGTTAAAAATAAAGGTTTTTAGGGGAGGAATTACCTCCCCTAATGATTATTTTTTATCGACCATTTCAGAGCGAAGTAATACGATAGTAGTTTTATTTTCAGATACTACATCGTAACCGCTGATGTCAATAGTAATTAAGTCCTCTTTACGTTCTTTAAGATTAAGAGTATTGACTTTAATTGTTCTTTCTGTGTTTGCTTCCATAATTAATTTCTCCTTTTTATTAAAATATAATTAAATGAAAAGAAGCACCCCTAGTCAATAATGACTAGAGGCTCTTCATTTCTATATTATATAATTTAAATGTGTTTTACTCGGTCATTAACTTCACAGAATTTACCTTTATTAAATTTACGATAGTCTGTAGTAATATAACCAGTTACACGACGTAAACGGTTGATATTAGTAGACCCACAAACTGGGCAAGTATCTGTATTGATTTCACCAGTGTATCCACAATCATCACAGCTATCAATTGGGAAGTTGATAGCGAAGTATGGAACACGAGTGTCAGCCATAGCATAATCAATAATCTTTTCTACTGCTCTAGGATTACCAATTACACCAGAGGACATTTCAGCGTACATAATACAACCAGCTGTTGGATAGATGGAGAATTCAGCTTCTGTATCAATTTTATCACGAACAGAAATATTTTCATATACTGGAACATGATGGGAGTTAGTTAAGTACTCACGATCACATACACCTTTAATCTTACCAAATTCTTTTTGAAGTTTGGAAGCTAAAGTTAAACAAGTGGATTCTGCAGGAGTAGCATATGCAGCGAAGTTCAAGTTATGACGTTTCTTACATTCGTCAGCATAGTCTGCAATATGTTTAACTACAGATACAGCAAACTTCAATACTTCTTTATCTTGGTTATGGTATTTACCAAACATAGCATAGCACATATTAGCCACACCGATGTAACCTAATGCTTGAGAGAAGTGTCTCATTGTTTCATAAATGGAACCCTTTTCAAGAGCAGCTTCAGTATCAGCAGCTACATGGTTATGGTAAGTGAAGAAACCAGAACGAATATCTTGAGAGCAGATGTGTTCGAAACGTTTAAGAAGTTCACGTTCACACATTTCCAAGATTTCATCAAGTTCTTTGAAGAAACCATCAATATCAGCTTCTTTACGTTCACCTAAGCAGATACCATGACGAATACCAATACGAGTTAAGTTAATAGTTACAGGTGTACAATTACCACGACCAGTCTTTTGATAACCCATACCATGTAAGTCATAACCAACTAGCGTTCTGCAACCCATTGTAGACATTTCTGTATCGTTATTGTATTCAGGTTTAGGAAGTTCCATTGTACGAAGTACTTTAGCTTTATAAGGACCTTCTTCTTCAGTACATTCGATATCATAATTGAAAGATTCTGTGGTGATTGCTACTTCATTAGTTTCTGTATCCACAGCTAACCAATTCAATTTAGTATAATGGTCATTACGATCAGTATTATATTTATTGAATTTAGAAGTGGAATCTTTAATCAAATAACGTCTATCAGTAAAGCGAAGATCAATTACTTGGATACCATCTTCATCTGGAGCGGATACATATTCTTCAGGAATAGAATTAATCAATCGTTTCAAAGTAAGTTTGTCATAATCACTTACTAAAGTTTTCTTGAAGTTCAATGGATCAAATACTTTAGTTTCACCAACATGATGGTCGATACGTAAAGTTACTTCAGATTCGATTGGATGGAATACTGTTTTATTTACAATACGAATTGGGTGCACATCTGGAACATTGGATTGCCAATCAGCATTTACGAAGTTAGGGTAAATGCGTTTAGTTAAAGATTTGATAGCAAGTTTCTTCAAATCATAGTTGTCTGTACCAGGACGGTCATTTACATCTTTCTTATAAACAAAGATGGAAATAGGGAAGATGGAAGTAGTATGATTGATACCAATACCATCAAGAGATGCATTCATCATCCATTGTGTAGCTTTACGACCTTCCCAAGAAGTATCTAAACCAAAGTTAATGGAAGTGAATGGTACTTGAGAACCAGCACGGGATTCTAAAGTATTTAAGTTATGATAAAGTGCTTGAGCACCTTGTTTACCTTCACGTTCAAGTTCTTCTAAAGCATAAATGTATGCTGGAGTACAGAAGTCTTTGAAGATATTCCAATCTGCATCAATAGAAGCTGTATTGACTACATCTTTACCATATTTAGATACGAATGTATCATAATCATTACCAACACCAGTACCAAAGTAACGTAAACCACGTTTGAAATGTTTCAAGAAGGAAATACGTACATATGGAGCTAAGTCAAAATCAATCTTAGTAGTTGCAATACCACCAAATTGACATTGGGATTGAATTTGGAAAATAACTGCAATTAATTGACATGCTGTTGCAAAGGAATTAGCTGGACGAACACCACCATTACGAGCTTCGAAACCATGAGCTAAGCAATAAGCAATATCGGCATTCAAACAGTTATGAAGACCTACTGCATATTCGGATAAGTCATGGATATAAAGAATGCCTTTACGGTGAGCTTCAGCAATATCAGGGTCGATAAGAGAATTCAATGCAATTTCTTTTTGAATTACATCAGATGCTTCTTTCTTACGACCACCAAAGGAGTATTCATCAACGTTAGCATTAGAGTTTTTAACGTCTTCACATTTAAGAATACTCATAACTTCTTTCATTGTTTCTGTTTTAGCTGTACGAATATCATTACGACGTTTACGATATGTGATATATTCACGAGCAACGTCTGGATATTTCTTCATTAATTGAACTTCAACTAAATCTTGTACATCTTCTACGGCAGCTGTATCAGATTCTAATTTATTTAAATTACGAACTACAGCTGTGGTTGTATTGTTGGCTGCTTCTTCGTCTACAGCACCCACAGAATTCATAGCATTAAGAATTGCATTTAAAATTTTAGTACGGTCAAATTCAACAATACTCCCGTCACGTTTTTCAATATGTTTAATCATTAATAAAACCTCTTTTATCTAGATATATTCTGTTGAGCAGAACCCAGCGGCACCAGGATGTCCTCCACCACCAAATAGTTCTGCAATTCTGCTTACATCTATATCGGGGTTTGACGTATAAAGAGAAACTGTATATCGTCCAGTCTTTTGATCATAATATCTGATACTTTCACAGATATCATATTCTTTCATTTTATCACCAAAAGTTAAAGAGTTAGTAAAACCGTATGCTCGACAAACTGAGTATGTTTTATCACCAATGGTGATAATGGTTGGTCGGGTGAAATTATCTGCTTGAATGTCGCTAATTATTTTCTTAGCATTGAAGATATCCCTACCAATCTTCAAGAATTCATTAATGTCACGCTTTGTAAGAATTCTTAAGAAATAAAATTCATTATCTGGCATTCTTACTCTATTACTAGCATAAAAATATTCATTCAAGTAGACAGGATCATTATCTGTATATACCCATCTATCATATTGGTCAATTAGGTTTACTGTAACTGGATTAATATGATCAAAAGTATTTCCAAAATGACGCAGCAATTTCATTGCATAGTCACCATTATCTGGACATTTTGTTTTCTTAAGCACATCATAAACGATTTTAGCACCACATCTATTGGTATCTAATAATACAAGAGTCTTAAACTCATTATCAGAACTTTCTTCATTAGGTTTGACTATACGTAATAATCGGTCGCTGGTACTACCAAACTGCCTAATGGATGTAGCGTGATGGTCTGTCATAATAAATCTATGACTAACCTGAGATATTAATTCAATATCATTTACCTTTAAGGAAAGGTCTACCGAAATTACATCTAATCCATCTGGATTAAACGATGCAAAATCATAATCTTTTTCATAATTATATGCTATTGTCTTGATATCCCTATATTCAGTATACTGATTAAGGAAAGATCTAAGTATCTCTCTAGCGGAAATACCATCCATATCTGTATGGTGAAGAATAATAACTTCTTTACCTTTTACTTCATCACTAGTAAAATAAGATGTAAGTAACTCAGATACCTTTTGTAGATGGTCTCCTACTTCCGACATAGTACTAAATTGTTTGTTTGACATTTTCTAATCACTCCTACCTCTTCTTATGAAAATTATATAGCCTTATAACTCAGGCAAATACGCTGTTTCCAGAGCTTTCTTAATCGCCCGTGGAACGTTAACGCTTACTGGATTGTATAAAAATAGATAAAAAACGAAAAGTTGATAAGGAGAGTCTTCTCAGACTCTCCATTATCGTTTGGATATGAAACCTGTCTTTGATTGACATTCTTTATCTATCTTTATAATTCACCTATAAGGCTAATTATACTCGATAAAATAATTTTTATAGTAAAGAACATTTACCATCATTACCACCAGCAATTATAGATAAGCACATATTCTAATTCCTCATCAGGATCTTCATTAGCTTCTAAAAATATCTTACACCATTTAATGGTTTTAAGAATCTTTTCTTTCTCACCAAATTCCCCATCAAAGTCTCTTTGACCCCAGAAGAATCCAGAAGCATCGGAATATTCTTCCATATTTCTTCTACAAGAATCCTCTAAGTCTAGAATATCACTTTTTTCTAACTCCAAAGGAACAGTGTTGAATAATTCTTCACCGTTGTATTTATTGTAATACAAATCTTCCATAAATGCTTGGAGATGTCTATATTTTCTGAAGTATGAAATTTCCATTTCTAACATCTTTACATGAGTTTTCTTATCATAAGCTCTTACTTCAATATATGCATCTAATCCCATAACAAATTCCTCCTTTTGCGAAATTAAGGGTGGTACCGAATATTCGGTACCACCTCTCATTTATTTTTAAATATCATATCCAGCAACGTCAACGTCATCTAATAGATTATGTTTATCTGTATCTAATCGACGAATTTCGTTGATTTCACGTTGCATATCTTCAGCGGTGAACTGAATTAGAGTTCGGTTATAAGCTGGATGAATTGTAGAGATCATTAATTCTACTGGATTCATTTCACCTAAACCTTTATAGCGTTGGATTGTATCTGGTTTGGAATCATCTAGAGTTTTCATTAATGTATAAAGACTAACTCGTTTACCATCAATTTGATAACCATCGTCTTTATAGTTTTCATTAATACTATCTCCGATTAAACGATAGCAATCCTTTAGCATATTGGAAGTAAAGATAAGAGTTTGAACTTTATCTTTAGCTAGACCATCTACTACAAGACATCCATTCTCTTCTCTTACGGAGAGGTATGGATATTCTTTGTTGATAGCTTTCTTAATACCATTCAATGGGGTTTTTCTTGTAATAAGTTTATACAACGTTTCCATCAACTCTGGATCGGTTGCATAGTCTTGACACAAGATATCCATATTTTGAAGGTAATTGAAATTCTTATTCAATAGACGTTCAATTTCTTTGCCATGGAATGGAGTACCATCCCATTGTGTGATTACATGATTCTTAGCAAATAGTTTATAGATATATTCGATATAATCGGATTTATCTGTAAAGTATTGCATATTGCTAAGATAATCATCTTTAGTAACCATACGTTTGTTCTTTTTCTTAATACCATACAATGGTGGAATAGCAGCGTATACACGACCTTGCTCTACCAATGGACGATAGTATATCAAGAACATTTTTAACAACAAAGAACGGATATGAAGACCGTCAGTATCAGCATCGGCTAAGAATATAATCTTATCAAATTTACATTTGTCTGGATCACATGCTTTACCAGCACCACATCCTAAGATAGTATAGATAGCTTTGTTTTCTTCATTATCGAAGAAGTCTTTACGGCTACATGTCATAGCATTCTTTACTTTACCACGAAGTGGGAAAATACCTTGACAACTATGGTCAATTGCAGTACGACATGGATTCAATGCTGAATCCCCTTCTACCAATATGAATTCAAGATTCTTCTTACCGGTTGGTTTACCATACTTGGAAGGAAGACCTGTGAATACTGATACTTGGGATTTCTTTAAAGTCTCAATCTTCTCTTTGCTTACATTCAAACGTAAGGTAGCGGCAGCTTTAGCATGGTTAGAAATTCTAGATACTGCATCGGCATTCCTTTTACACCAATCATCTAATGCTAGTTTAACTAGTTCTTTGATAAATGGTTCTAAGTCAGCATTGGAAAGAATTTCTTTAGCCTGACCAGAGAACATCGGTTCAATATGGAATGCAGAGATTACGCCTTTGAAACCAGATTTAATATCAGTATTAACGATAGAAATCTTATTGGAATTATTGAATACAAATTTATTCAAATAATTACGGAAGTAAGTTGCTACAGCATCGACTAAAGCAGATACATGAATGGATTGACTGATAGTAGGGCACATATTACCGAAGGAGATTACTTCTTCAGAACTGTCGATATCATCAGCACCCCAAGTGAATGCAATTTCTGCACGCATTGTTTTCTCTGGATTCATACCAGAGATATAGATAGGATCGCATACACGTTTCTTAGTCATTGTATCTAAGAACGTAAGGATACCTTTTTCATTTACCAAACGTTTCTCAATTACTTGACCACGTTTAGTTACACCTTTGAAGTTTACAATAGCACCAATCTTCATTAATGGTACTAAAGTACTGATAAGATTAAGTACATCATCACATGTTGTAGTGATTTCACCCATAATATCATAACAAGGTGAGAATTCAATTCTAGAACCTTGACGATTTTCTTTATTAGGTTGGCTAACTTCGCCTTTACTCCATGGGAAGCCTTCAATGAATTCCATGTGTCGATGTTCAGCTTTACCACTTGGAGAAACTTCTTTACATAAGTAGCTATCTACAATAAAGCGACTAGACAAAGCATTGGTAACTTTAGCACCAACACCATGACGACCAGAGGAGAATTCACCTGTACCTTTTTCTTTATCAAAGTTAGATGATGTATTTGGTTTTGTGAAGATACGTTCGATATTGTCAAATGGAATACCACGACCATTATCCATACTTACGAAAGTATTTGTATCTTCATAATATTCAGTCCAAATTTCAGTACAAGGAGATTTATCTTTCATTAATTCATCCATGGAGTTCTGAAATACTTCACGGATCATATTAATAAAACCTTTATCTCCAACGTAACCAATATATTGACCTGGAGTTTTTCTTACAGCCTCTGTAAAAGAACCCATGGTTCTAATAGATTTACCATAAGAATTGATATTCTTTTTAAATTTCTCAATCGAGGTCATCTATTTATTACCCTTTCAAATAAGATAAAAATAAAGATAAAAAAGGAAGTAGAGAATAATCTCTACTTCCAAATGTTATCTTAACTTCATCTACTAGTTTTCAAAACCAGGGATAGCCGCTGCCGCAGATGCTGTTGTTGTAGCAGGTTGAGCTTGTGGAGCTGCTACAGGAGCTTGTTGACCGATAGGATTAGCCATGCCTTCAGCAGGGTTAGCTACAGGTTGTTGAGGAGCAGCTTGTGCTGGAGCTACAGGAGCTTGGTAGCTTTGAGGAGCACCCCAGCCACCAGCTTGAGGTTGTTGCATTTGCATACCTGCTACTGGTTGAGGTTGTTGTTGGTAACCACCATTCCAGAATGCACCATTCATTTGAGGAGCTGGTTGAGGAGCCCATTGTTGTTGTTGCATACCAGGGTAGCCATAACCGTACATAGGAGCACCAGTTGTGATTGCAGACAAACGATTCAATGTGTTGTAATCGTTAGCATAACCATAACCACCTTGAGCTACATTCATGGAACCATAGTAGTTCAAAATGTATTCAGCGGATTTATCCCACATTTTTGGCAATTGGTCGATAACCGTGCCAAATACATACAATTTGTCAGCCAATTCTGGAGAGATTGGGCCCCAGTTAGCTTTCATTGTATTCCAGATATCGTTGAATTGGGAAACTACGTGACGAACGTTGTTGGACAATTCTTTACGATTTTCGTTGGATGGCTCAATATAATTAAACGTTTCATGGCAGATACCGCATGTGCAAGAGCCGTCAGCATTTGCACTTAATGTAGATTGACCGTTGTGATCACGGTGGTTACATTTGTAACGTGCAATTTCTGTAGAGTCTTTTGGTGGTTGGAAGAAAGCTTCCATATCACGAGTATTGCGGTTACGAAGAGCGTTGATTTCGTCTTGAGTCAACGTAGAGTTCATAGGCATATTCGTGTTTTGAGGTGCCATTTGAGCTGCCATAGGTTGAGGCCATTGTGGTTGCATACCCATACCATAGCCATAACCACCCATCATTGGTTGTTGAGGTTGTTGATTGAAGTTGTTGTAATTGTTAGTCATTGTTTTATCCTCCTGACTAAAAATGTGTGTAATATAAAAATATTTTTTAAAATAAGATTTTCTTATTTCATAACGATATTATATAGTTATAATTCAGTTTAACTATATTATTTTTTAAGCTCTTCGCTTACCATACCAAGTGGTAATTCAGATGGTTTTTTAGTCTTGGCATAGTTGTTACGATAAGCAGAGTGTTTATTCACATCCAATGGATCGAAGAGAGCGGCTTTAATAAGACCACCGATATTGTCATCGATTGGAATTACTTTAGCACCATCGCCAACACCATGAGCGGATGGGAATTTAGCTTTCAATACTGCTAAAGATTGACCAAAGGATTCTTCAGTCAATTGAGTCCACATCTCTTGAATATTGTCATAGTTAGATGCGGATAACATACCAGCATAGACTTTACGCCCAGTACCAGCAGGTTCGAATCCTGTTCCTTTTTCATTTGTAGAATAATAGAATAGAATGTCGTTATCATCATCCCAAATGAAATGCTTGTGAGCTCCACTTAAGATTACATCATTATCCAAACGAATACAAAGTGGTTCAGCAATGTTCTTTTTAAGAGATTCACTATATCTCAAGACGCTCATAAAAGCATCTCGTAGAGCGATAACTTGTGCTTTTTCCATTATTTCACCTCCATGCGATAAAAATAGCATCATACTCATATAAGAGTATTCTTACAATATTGTTAGCCGGAAATTAAAAATTAAATTATAAATTTATACTGCTTTAATTTTACACCCATACTAATCAAGTATCCTAAATTACCATTAGAAGCTACCATATCGTTGAAGCCAGATAATGCAATATCGTAAACAGCTAGAAGTTCTCCATCTGTTTGCATTACAGTAAAGATATCTTGAGAACCATATTTCTCATAGAATTCTTTAGTTGCATTATAATGAATCAAAGCATTCAAATGTAAAGTTTGTAATGCTGGGATTACGATGTGAGTTACGAAGTCATATGTGAAATACTTATTATACTTTTCAGTAATATTTCCATATGCTAAGTCCTTAAGTAATAATGGTACTTTCTTCATCAAACGTTCAGGACGTTCCATTACCATAAAGGTATCACCTTTGGATTTAATCAAAGGATCGAAGAATGCAGAACCATAATTATTCTTCTTATTAGGTTTAGCCATTATTTTCCTCCTCATCGCCATACAAATCCCAACGATAGAATGCTTCAATACGAGCTTCATATGTATCTTCACCAAATTCAGGATCGATTGGATCCAATTCAATGATTTGCTCTGCTTTATCTAGAATGAATTCATTCCATACAGATAAATCGAAACCTTCATCAGAACCATTGAAGATAATATTATTCCAGTCGGATTCGGCTAGCATATTATTTTCTAAAAGCATTCTGATAAAGGAATAGAACGAGATACCATCACTGATCTTTTGAGAATCAGAGATGATCATAGATTTGAACCAATTAATAGAATCTTCACCATAAAGATCTGGTAGATTCTTAATAATCTCTTTAGCCGCGTTACCACGACCTTCTATTACTGCGTAGGTTCTTTCTTGTTCCACTGGAGTATCAGAAGATTCACTAAATTCAATTAGTAATAGATACTTCTTGATCTCAGAAGGAACGATAGGTTTGTTTTCTTCATCCAAGAATACAAATGGTTGGATGAAGTCTGTTCTTGTTAACTTTTTCATAGGTGTTTTACTCCTTTCTTTATTAAAAATATAATTTTAGGTAGAGTTAATATTACTCTACCATATAGATATTATATAATCGTATAGAATTTTATTATATCCGGATTTGAATATCCATGTCCAGAATACACTGGACAGGATAAACACTAAAAGCCAGAATAATACAAATGTGGTCTTTTTCATAGCACTGCCAATATACAGAATATAACTAGAGCAGCTATAATGATAGATTGAATCATAACTACATATTTCAATACTTTCTTACCAGAAATACCATTGTCATCTAATTCTACATGATGATATGTACAGCCGCCACCGTTTTTGATATCATAGAACATACAACAATAGCACATTCCTTGGGAATTGAAGTGCTGTGCTAATGGTCTACCAGAGTGCTCGACAAAGCCGAAGCACACATCTCTTTCGAGAATAGCTGGTAGATCTTTATTATTATCATATTTACGAGATTTCTTGGATTTCTTTTCCATAATCTCTTTATTAGCTTCTTTGACCTCAGCCAATGTACTTGCATCGACTGTAGAATCTTCACAGGAAGTTGCTTTGTAATTAGTTTTAGTTAAATCTAACTTCCTATGGCGTCTTTGTTTTACTTTACGACCCATTAACTTCCTCCTACCATATAATATCTATCATAAAAGCCATAATTATACCTAATATAATTATGCTAAGGGCAAAGACTTTAGCATCGTCCTTAAACATATTCAATCCCTCCAGTATACAAACAATGCCCAGATATAAGTTAAAACAAAAGAGGTTATAAATACACCGATTAATAATACTCGATTATTTATAATAAACTCTTTTTTGCTATTTATATCAGTTGTCTCTCTTGGAGGAATTGATTTCTTCCTTTTGAAATTTATATTAGCTATAGTCAATTCCTTGAAAGGAAATTTACACTCATTGTAGTACTGATTGTAATGTCTACAACCAGTACAACCATTTTCAGGAACGAATCTAAGACGATTGTGTTTCTTAGCATTCCTGAATTTAGGACATCTCTCCTGCTCCACTTATTTCACTCCCTAATAGAACTTCTTCGATTTTAATACATAGATGCAAGTATTACTGAATCGAGTAATACCTACATAATCTAAGTTTCTATTGATATTCTTATTCATGTATTCAGAAATATAAATACCGTTCATGAACTGAGAACCTTGGGATATATGTGTAGTGATAGCATAACCTAATTCAAATAATTCACCAGCTGGACGATAATGACCACTCTTAAACATGTCTTTATCTTCATAAGCAGCGTTGAAGTATTTGAAATCACATTTCAAGTCTCTAAATACAGATGGGAATAGATTTGGCATAAAGTCTATATGGAAACTATCAGAAGATACTCCCAATACAGACGGTTCATTGATTACTCTACCAGTCAAGCCATTAGCTAGACTGATACCATGCTCAGATCTCAACCAGTTATTCTTACGACAAATCAATTGTTCACCATAAGCTGGTATCTTAAGCATAGGATCTACACCACAGAGTTCTCTCATAAAACGATTATAACGTTCTCTTGTTTTATTACGACCACAGATTACAATATCTGCTACTTTAAACATATCTGGATGTAATTCGTCTTCATAGATTACGTTTACATCACCATACAATCCACGATGTATTGGTTGATTATTTAAAATACGGTCTGCAAGATACACAATCGCTGAACTTTGGGCTTGTCTCATAATGGTATTGAGCACATGAACCTTACCATCATATAAGTATGCTGGTCTATCTGCTACAGGAGGTAATTGGTTTAGATCCCCTGCGGCAATAATCTTAATTCCACGAGATTCTATTTCTTTCTTAAGAGAATATGGAACAGAACCTGCTTCATCTATACATATCAACTTCTTACCAATAAGAGGAGTTGGTACAAATACTAGTCTTCTTTTTGGTCTATTGAAATATGGGTCTATATTATCATAATCATATTCCCACTTAGGTTCAAAGAGCCATGAATGAATTGTCTTAGCATTCATTAACCCTTTAGTTCTAAGAACGATAGCAGCGGCACCTATATATGCCATAGGTGCAACCTCTTCTGGCATTAAGCCTAGACGTCGAATTATCTCCATCATAACAACAGATTTACCTGTTCCGGCTTTGCCAGAATATTGAAATACTTGTTCTGATGAATTATGATAAAAATCAACGGCGGCTTGAACAACTCTTTCTTGTTCTTGACTTAATTCTATCATAATTATCTCCAAATTAAATTTTTCTGAATACAGTGATTAACCCATCTGGGTTTTCTGGTTGTTCAAATTCTTCATAAGTACCAATATCCAATTTAGATAAGTCTCTGTATTCAAAGACATTAGCATCATCAATCTTATAAATCAAATCTAGATATTTGATACAGTCACGATGGTATTCATTACCAGATAATTCATACATATTATCGAATTTGATTGTAGCATGACCAAGATCATTCATCTTAGCATTAGTTACGTTTAAGAATAAGATTCTATCTGTGTCTTTATTAAGGTTTACTTCAAGGAACCAACAAACACAGTTGATACAAAGTTTAATATCATTATAAGGATCAAATAGTTTAATCCCTAATGGTAATTCTGGTACAGCTTCTGGATCTCCAGTAGCCATAACCGCTTGTTCCTTTAGTCTATTATACATTCCATAGTCGATGTATTTATTACCATCGTATGTGAAGTATAATAACTCATTATTCTCTAAAGACTCCTCGGAACATAGGAGATTATCGTTTATAAATGGGATAAGACCCAATCGTTGAATCATACGATCTGAGAATAGCTCAGCATTATGATTCATAGTCTCATAATATCGTTGCTGTTTAGCTAACTCTTTCTTGGTTATACGAGGCATTTGGAACTCCTTCTTTAAATCATTCACATAAATATAATAAGAAATTACTTATTCATATTTATATTATATACCCAAGTTCTATTTTATCCAAGGAGGTAAATTTAGATGGCTTATAATGATACATACATTGCTGTATTGCTAACAACCTGTGATAAATACACTCCAGGGAAACAAACTTTTCGTATTCAAAGCTTAGTTGGTCTCAAGGAAAACTCTAATCAAATAGAGAAGACTGAAAACCAAGGTGGTAATCTTTTGAATAAAGAAACCGACCATCTACCTTTAGGTAGTGCCAATACATCAGCTGTAATCACAATTGATGTACCTTATGAAATCTCAAGAAGATTTCCTGTTAAATTTATCCCACCAGGGACTCGTTTCTTAGTATCGTTCTCTTCTGGTGATATCAAGAATCCTATCATCGTTGGAGGTGACTACTAATGTCGTATTATGATTACTCTAATTTAACTGCTCCCGAAAATGCCCATACGTTATCCGAATTCGTTACTGCTGGTAAAACCCATGCCGAAAATCGGTATGTTGATTTCTGCTATATGGAGAAATTGGGAAGTATTAATTTCGTGGTACGAAATATTTTGAGGGATTATATAGAAGAACTCAAGGAAGAAACAATCGAATGTACCCTAAGCCTTGAGGAGCAGTTAAAATATAGATATAATCCTAAACACCTAGCACTAGATATTTATGGAAGTACAGATTTATACTTCATTATCTTGATGCTTAATGACATGATTGATGTCAGAGAGTTTAGAGATATTCATAAAATTAGATTACTACGTAGAAGTACTCTAATGGATATGATTTCTAAGATCAATACATCTGAAAGAATTAATCTAGAGAAGTATAATGCTAAGCATTCACATCTGTAGATTCATTCTTATCCCATTTAACGATAAATCTAACGTCTACTCTATCACCGTATAGATTAGTCCCAGAACCTTTAACTACAACTTCATAACCAAGTAATTCGTAATAGCCAATAATATCTTCTAGGTCTTTCTTTTTGAGTACAGCTAATTTGCTGTACTCAAATATTTGCTCTTTTTGAGTCTTAGCATTTTCAATCAATGATACAATCTCTTCATTCATAGCTTGAATGAAAGCTGTTGCTGTGTCAGAATAGTTTTTGAATTCTGTGATGATGTTAAATGCATCTTGTGCTGTAATCATGGGTAATCCTCCTGATTTTAAAAATATAATTTATATTAAGCAAGGAATGAGATTACTTTAATCTCACCATTACTCATATCCATATCATCCATTACATACAATGGCTCTTCTATCATACTGAACGGGTGTAATAATTCAGACTCATCTACCACTATTTCCTCTTTTGGTTCATTACGAACTACTGTAGGTTGTGGTATAATATCTAATTCATCTTCACTATCTAAACCCATAAACGGACTTGGCTCTGTCAGTAATTTATTTTCTCTTTCTGGTAATTTTACACTACCATCAAAGCGATACATTTCTGATGGAGCTCCGTTCATAATATCTTTCTTACTACCACTGAGGTTAAGTACACTCAATGGTGAAGCAAGTTTAGAATCTTCTACTAATTTAATAGTATTAGTTTTGTCAAATGGTTGGAAGAAAGTCCTATCAGTTGCTGTGCATTTATAACGAGTCTTAGTTACTTTGAAACCCATATACTTTTCTTCACCGACCCATTGTGGAACGATGAAGATAGTAGCATCTACGTTTTCATCAATAAGACTAGACTCACCGATATTAGCACGACCGATACCATCGGTAACATCTTTCTTAGAATTATTACGAATTTCATCGACAGTCTTAGCACCCTCACGGTTAATTTGTGATGCGGTGATTACTGGAATATCAAATCTATTCGCAAAGTTTTTCAAGTCATTGATTACTGCACCTAATTTAAAACGTTCTTCCATTTGATAATTATCAATTGGTTTAATACGTTTAATATAGTCGAATAATACCCCAATGACTTCATATCCTCTATTTGCAAAGTCTTCTGTCATTTGATGTAAATAACTTACATCAACAGAGTTAATTGGTTTATAACGAATCGCCATATTAATTGGAGATGATTCATTAACTACCATACCCTCTTCGGCTAGTTGTTCTAATACTTGGTCTGTTGTGAACTCAGCCATATCTTTGTCTGTACCACAAGAGATAGTATATAAAGAATCAACAGCTTCTCTCATTGTATTTTCCATCGTGAAGAACAACAATAGAGGTTTCTTAGTTTTATCTTTGCATTTGAAGTTTGTATTATACTTCTTAATTTGATAGAAGATATTAAGTAAGGTTGTCGTTTTACCTTCACCTGGTAAACCAAATAAACAGTAAACACGAGAACCTTCGAAACCACCAGAAAGAATATCATTAAACCGATGCATACCAGTTTTCAATTTGTAAGAAGGTTGTTTCTTACGATTTATGATTAAATCTAATGGTCCTCTTGGATTGGATAACAAGAAGTCTGTTTCATCTGTATTTGTATCAATATAGTTTTCATTGAATTGAGTAGATGCACCATTAATTATTTCTTTAATACGCATTGCATTTTCGAAATAATTTTCAGGACTTCCGTTGATATAATCCGCGATGGATAGATTTAAACTTTCGATAGTTTTATTTACAGTTTGAGTATCTAAGATATTTGTAACAACATCTTCTACCCATTTAACTTCACCATCAGAAAGTTCTTGGAAAGATGGAATATCTAAATTTTCGTATTTATTACCAACCAATCCACAGATTGTGGTTAATAATAAATCACGACCAATTGTAGACCCATATCTTAATCTAAGCTCAATAGCATCTATAGCAAATAGATATCTGAGCATCATAGATTCGTTTTCGCTGAAGTGTTTTACTTCACTAGCCTTTAATACTTTCAATAAGTTTTCAAGACCAGTAACTCCAATCATTTGATTTTCGCTCAACGCGTATTCACAGAACTTAGTAAACATTTGGATGTTATAATTTACATTCAAACGTACTGTTTGGTTTCTTTTTGTACCATACTTACTGGTTCTACGCCGCTGTCTTTCACGGATAGTTTCTGCCATCGTACCACAATTCCTTCCCAAGAATTAAAATTAAATATTTTGTAAGATTCCGATTAAATCTTCGTAAGTCAAAAATACGCTTCCCTCGGATTGATTAATATATCGAACCAATTTATTCTCCGGCGTAATATTCTTATCGAATAGATAATCATAATTTTCGTACTCGTTTTGAATCTCTTGAAGATTCTGTACTATATTGTCATTATGAATTTTAGTTTCGATTTTTACGTTAGGATTATTCCGATAAAATGTCTGAATAATCTCTAAATTTTCTGGATTAGTCTCAGTAAATCGAACTCGAAGGTATTTAATATCTTCTTCTTTCATAGTTTGAGCAATATATGCTATCATATCTTTAGGATCTCCATTAATCATGGAATCCATATTTATAGTAATATACTTATCAGATATGATTGGTTCATAATGAACAGCATATTGTCGAGTTCTCATATCTTGCATCATGATGATGAAGCCTTTTTCTTCTTCCTCACCAAATTGCCATCTATATGGAGAACCACAATAGTAGAAATGTTTTGCATAGCATCCAGGTGTATGCACATGACCAGATATAATTGGACCAGCACAATGTCTGAAATGGTCCATATAGAATACTGGTTCTCTATCTGAATTCAAATTAGGTATATCTTTACCAAAGATAGCACCTACGAATGTACCATGCATATAGCACGCATCATAGAATCCAGATTGGTATAAGAATTGCTCATAATATTCAGAACCTTTACCATATAATTCTGGAATACAAAGAATTCTTTTGCCTTTGACTGTTTCGAATTTAACTTCTTCGATAATCCGAACGTCTGTCCCATTTGCTATAGCTTGTTCAGCCATAGGGTAGAATAATTTTATTTGATCTGCATCATGGGAGTAAGTACCGGCAATAATTAGCAATGTAGCATTTTTAATTGCACATACTTTGATCAAATCAGAAATAAAATAACAAGCTAACGAAACAGACTCAGAGTTAGCCATAAATTTATGATGAAAAATATCACCATTAACCGATACTATATCTAGAATCGGTAGGGTCATAAGTCGATCTATGAATTGGTCTTTTAATAGTTTATATTGCTCTTTTGGATCCATAGCTCCAAAATGTATATCCGATATATGGGCTTCAACGAAAAAATCTTGCATATTATCCCCCTAAAATTGTCTTAAAGTGTCTCTTATGGTCGTGTTAGAGCAACTTTACATTTTAATTTGAGAACTATATTGTAAGGAAGAAAGATACTAGTTTTGTTTCCTCTTATAAAATATATACCTTAATCAGTCACATTTTGTTTTACACAGCCATAACAAATGTGAACTTACAAGAATATAAATTTGGTGATTAGTTTATATTCGTTTTAGCCTGCTGACTAAAAAGATACTTGACATGATATAGACCGTTCGTGTTGGTTTTAAATGTGGTTTTTAGTTGATTAACATATTTAAAATCAGGTCTATAAAAACTCCTATGCTTAAATAACTACTGTTGTTCGTTTATAGTAACTTTCCTTATAGATAATATAAAATCTTTAGTTTGTTTGATGGCCAAACTAAAGCTCCTTGTGGACCTTTCTGTCTTACACTACTTAACATGACTCTTAATACTGTACGTTTAATGCCAAACTAGTATCTTCTTCCTTAAGCGTACATTGCTGCTCCAAACTAATGATGTGTGTACTCGGTCTACTCCATATGGAGTAGACCACCCTACTTTATTTTTTATTACATCAATTTACATATAAATAATTAGAATATAATTGTGGTAACGATTTAGACCATCTTTCATTTATAATACGTCAAACAACAACCTAAACGATTACCCTGTTATACTTCTAATAATTCATAACCAAGAACCCTTCATTTTATTCATATTCTCGACATCACATACCTTTTACTATTTTTGATATAGGATAAGATGCTGTAATAGAATTAGACTTAACCACATTTCTTATTTTATTTTAGATAAACTGTAAACTTATCAAAATCATATATAAGACAAATCAGAAAAAAGCTAAATACATTATAAATACACACTGTAGATTATCTCAATCTATAGAATTAACTACAAACTTTATAAGTCAATTCTTGGTTCTTGGTTTATTTTGCCGGTTTAGAAAAACCGGAAGAGAATTTTATGATAAAAGTCCCGTTACCAGATATCTGGTAACGGAGGCTTTTTCGCAAAATTATTTAGTGTAGATTTCGTTAGCTTGTTCTAAGAATAGTTGTACACATATTTCTACTAGCTCATTGGTTATTTCAGATTCCAACTGAGGTAATCTATAATTACCTGAATCGATATATCTATTTGGTTTTAATTCATATAACGACCAAGATACTCTATCGTCATCATATGGACAAACCTTATACCGCATCAGACGATTTCTAAATATACCGATATCGATAAAGTACATATCATCTTTAGTTACTTTATAACTTGGTCCTACAAACCTAATCATATTATACTTAAGCTTACTGCCAATTGGTTTATTTAAATATAGACTATGGGTCTTAGTATTATTTTTACTTAACTCAAAAGTCCATAATGCTGCCCAATAGAGATTATTCCTTTTAAATAATCTCTTTATACATGATTTGAAGCTAAGAGTATAGAACCATAATACTATAGAGTAGAGAATAGGAGCAAACCATCTTAGTTTTTGTATAGTCATAGAATAGCCGACTATATATCTTATTAAAATGCGTTCGACCATTTTAGCTCCTTGTAAATATCTTTGAACTTATTCTCCATATTTAGGATATAGTTATAGGAAGTCAATAGACTAAAGAACATTTGATGGCAATATTCCATAAATTCAGCTTGTTCTGGTATATTCATATCACAATGAACTACTTCAAATACACTATCACGTTTATCCATTCGAAGTATAGTAAATCCATCGACCTCAATACCTTCACAATACCATAATAGATATCTATAAGCTGCTAATTGTAAGAAGTACTTAAAAGATACTTGATTAGAAGTCTTAAAGTCCATTAAGAAGATTCTATCATCTACTGATAATAGTAAATCATAAGTACCACCAAAGTATGGACAAGTTAGAGTCTTTTCAGAGCCTAACACTGTTACTTTGTGCTTATCATTAAGCATTCTCCACCAAGTTTCAAATGATTCAATACAATTCACTGATTCCTGCATCAAATCATGACCTGGTTCTAGATTTGGTGAATTAGTGATAAGTTTAGCAAGGTAATTGTGTACTTCTGTACCAATATTCGCTGCATGATTTAATACTTTTCTATAACTTTGACGTTTAAATCCTAAACTATTAGCCCAATACATCAAAAAATCATCATGGATAGTTCTCCCAAGAACTGATGTTACTCTTGGGACTTTGATACCGTTACATTCGTAACTACTTTTAAAATCTTTATCTTGTAATACAATATCTTCGATAATTTTGATATAAGATTTTGTTAAATCGTTGTCTAAGACCATTGTTCGACTTATTCCTCCCAATATTATAATATACAATTATTGTAAAAAATAAAAGAAAATGATAGCTACTCATCAATAGAGAATACTTCTGGTGCTTTCCCAAGTAATAGATTGAACATGTGCTCTGGTGTTGGGATTTCTTCCCATCTTTCTGCACCATCATATTCGTGGCGATATAGAATATAATCAACGCTGTAAATGATAATATCGATATTGACTTCAGCGGTACCTAGCCCATCGTCATAATTTTTATTTCTAGCTAAATCCTTAAACATTTCCCAAGTCATAAATTTACAATCTCTAGGGTTTCTTCTATTGACAACGTATATTACTTCTTCTTCTTTTATCCCTAAATTATCTAATACTTCTAGAGTCTCTTTTAATAAATTAGCCATTTTTATTCTCCTATTAAAAATTATAAACTTTCGCATTTTATAATGATGTGCCGGTACAAATAGATTACAAAAACATAGTAGTAAAATTACTAAAATACCCCCGTTTCGTTTAATGAAAGGATGATATATAGTGGCTAAATCTATTACAGATGGCTTTATTTTTCAAAGCTATAAGCTAAATGAACAAGACATGCTTAAAGAAATTATGCATGGCTCCAGAATAGATAAAAACACAACGGAATTTATCGAAGACATTGCTAGTCCAGTAAAACGTAGTAATGCTCCAGCTTATTTGATGAAGATTCTTACTTCTGAAAACTGTGTACTTCTTGTACCAAAGAAACCTTTCCCTCGTCCATTTAAAGTAATTTACTCTGGTGATGGTAGAGATAAAAGAAATAAGAAAATCTATATCGATGTAACTGGATTGGTTAAAACAAATAAAAACAATCGTTTCAATGCTAATATTGAAACATTGATTGCTTATCTTGTATCTGCTAAAGTAAATATGGTTTATAATAAAATTCCTAAAACTTATGTGAATACAAGTAAGAACTTTATCGATTTAACTTACATCTATGCTCGTCTATTTACTCATATTATTGACTTCGTAGGTAATATTTCTAATATTCCTGGTCAAAAAGAAAAAATGATGTATCATGCTGCTCGTTACTTCATTCAATCAGTAGCAGAATTAGATGTAAATGAAGATAAGGTTATTGAACTAGCTGCTAAAGCTGCTGGTATTCGACCTATTGAAGCTAAGACTCTTTCTATCGTAGCTAATGAAGAAGATTATAAAGATCTTCCTACATTCATTGAGTTTATTAAAGAAACATTCAAACTTGATCGTTTAACTACAACTTTATTCATTGAAAAATGGATGTATTTATATGGACCTGGCACTATCTTTGGTGCTGAATACGTTCCTGCTTTGATTACTATGATTACAGATGCTTTCTGTGGTGTATACTTAAACAATCAAAAGACAATTGAAAAAGTACTTGGTACTAGTCTAGTTTCTTACGGTAAATATATTATTTATACTGAAATTGCTTAGCTAAAGGTGATGTAGGGTATAATTACCCTACATCTTTCTTTGCTTTATTTTATTGAAAGGAGATAATAAAAATTGGATAACTACGTTCATAATCCAGATGAATGGAAAGATACCGAAGAAGAGATCTCTCGTTATTCCGATATAGTATCTCTCACCGAATATAAGCGTACCCAAGCTGCAGAAGCTATAGACAATGTACAAGTTGGTTTAGTTCCTTATCTCGTTAAGCCTGGCTTTAGTACAGATAAACTTCACTTCAAAGATGGTAAGTATAGAACTCTTCATAGACGTAAGAACTTATTCCTTCACTTATATGATATCAAGAATAACTATGTTTATTCTAGAACCTCTCCAGACTTCTTTGAAAGTCTAATGCTAGATGCAGTAGAAAAGGAATACATCACACCATTCTTATTATTCGTAGATGATGTATTTATCCCATGGTCTAAATTGAAGTTGGTTAAATCTAATAAACACTTAACTGCTATCATAGATGGTTATGACTATGATTACGAACCAAAAGATGTTTCTATTCTAATGCTTCCTACAAAGGTATCGTATTCTGAAGATAGTTATGCTAAAGATGGTACTAAGATTCAATTCAGATTCAATGATCGAGGTCTATTTGACCCAACTGGCAATATTGTAATCGGTACAATGCATCCTAAAGCTAAAGTATTAGTATACCGTAATCAAGAATTTAGAAAATTCAAGTTGGATATTAATACTAAGAGGAAAATACCTCGTAGCTCTGTAGCCGTGTTTACTCCTGATGGTAAATTTAGTACATATTACCGTGTAGTAACTTATGCTGGGAACTTATTGACTATAGATGACCCATTCTTCAGAACTCATCCATTATCTGCAGTTGTTACTTACTTCGATGAAGGTATTGATTCAGAAGATTATATCAATCGTTTCCCTAATAATGTATTAGCTAGACGTATTGCTGCTGAAGAAACTATCACTGATGTACCAGGGATTGATACTATCGATAGGAAGTTGATGCAAAAAGAATTTGACTTTAAACATCTTCCATCATTATCGTATGAAGAGAATATTAATAACTCTATTCAATATATCTTTGACTATGATAAGAATAAGTTTGATCCTATATTCGATAAGAATAGTACGATGCATTGCTGTGAATACACTTATACCGATATAGTAAAACGAATGGATGCTGATGGTTGGGTTACGATGAGTAGAGATATTTATGGTAAGTCTAACTTCCATAATGAAACTTATGTAATGATCTTCCATAACAATGAACTTCCAGAGTACTATAAAGATATTGTGTATGAACACGATACATTCAAATTCAAACCTACTAATCTTGGCGTAAATGACTTCATTGAGATCGTCTATATTAAAAATATACGCAATGAAGTATTACCTATAGACCAAGAACACAAAACAGATGAAACATATCTAAACGTATCTGACTATTATATTCCACCAGAAGAGTTATTAGTATATACTAATAAACTAGGTGATCATGCTTTATGTCCTCTTAATATCAAATATGATTATGAGACAGGTAAGGTTAAACTACCTAAGGATGAATATATAAATACAGATCTCTATGTAGGTTCTGTAAACCAATTTAGATATGCTAAGATAAACATCAAAAAAGAAACCAATGCTATTTCTTTACCACTATATTTCAATAGTGCTTATAATCAAGATAAGTTCTTATTATTTATCAATGGTCGTTTGTTGAATAGCATTTATTATAAGACTCTAGTTCCTACTTTATCTGAACCTAAGATCAACTTCAAAGTTATTTATACTATGAAGACAGTTAAACCTACAGATAGAGTAGAAGTATTCTATTTAGGTATGAATACAGGTAAAGGTTTAGAATCATATACCAATAACTTGGTTATCAAGAGTATTATGTCATATGCTACTAGCGATATGCAAACTACTTTTGAAATTCCATTGCCATTTAAAGACTATGATGCATCTGCTCAAGGTGCTGTAGCTGTATTTAAACATGGTTTGTTTAAATCTCCTGAAACTTATTATACTTATAAAGATGGAGATAAATGGTATATTACATTCCTAGACCAAGACGATGAATGTATTATCGGTGAAGAAGTAACATTCTTATTCCCGTACTATTCGACTAAACCTTATATGTATTCTATCCCTACGGATAATAACTCCACTCAATACTTACCTAAGACTGTAAATGTAGCTGCTGATACTACAGATGTAGACTTCGGTGATTTAAATATGATCGACAACCGTTCTGTATTGGTATTCAAGAATTCTCAAATTCAGAAGTCTAATGCTTATACTATCGAAGGTTCTCATATTAGATTTACAGATACAGTCAAAGCTGGTACTGATGTAACTGCTGTAGTTTGTACAGACAAAAAGAAACTTGAATCTAATAATATCAAGATTTCTCATTATACTTATACCATTACATCTAAAGCAGAAAATCCTATTACTTTACCTAAAGCAAATATACCTGATTCTTATATGGTATTCTTTAATGGTAAACTAATGGATCCTAATGACTATGGTATTATTAGAGATAAGTTAGTTATTATGCACAGAGAAGACTTTAATAGAACTGGTGATAAGATTGAATTTATCTACGCTGAAAATCTTTCTAATAAAGTACTTTCTATAAACTTCTATCCTATTAGTTTAACTATGCCTTATGCTGACTTTGTTGACTTACCTGGGTTCTCTTCTATCGATATGAATCCAAATACAATGGTCTTATTCGCTAATGGTGAGTATGTAGAACCTTCTAAATATACAGTAGATAGAAATTCTATTAACTTCGATTCCGGTATGCCTGCTGGTACTAAGATTACTGTATACTTTGCTTATGAAACTTTAAATAGATACTATACTCCTTATAGTTTATCTACTTCCATCGACAAGAATAAATTCGTTATGGATGAAGCTAAAGTTAAGATTGAACAAAAAGGTCAACGCAGATTTACTATTCCATATCCAGAGAATAATAAAGAAATCCCATTCATTATTCATATGCGTGGTATCTTCATTCCAGCTGATAATTATACTATCACTATGGATAGAAGTGCTATTGTATTTGAAGATGGATTAGATGAGAAACTTATTCCTGGACAACATGTAAGATTTGTCTTCGTGTATAATGGTAATGGTGCTTATGTAAATAAACATGAATACACTAACCGTATTTCTGAAGGTGAAACTACTATACATCTACCAGAGTTATTTAAATCTGAAGTAGATTATAATGACTACATGATGCTATTCTACGATGGAGTATATCTTGATAAGAATAGATACTATATAGATTCTGATAATCGTGTAATTACACTTACTGATATTCCTAGATATGGTGAAAACCAACGTCAATTCTCTGTAGTATTATTCCATACCGGTTCTGATGAAAATGGTACTATTAATTATCTTCCTAGCTCTGGATTTTTATATCTAGATATGGATAAGATTGATAGAAATATTACCAAAGAGAATACAATGATCTTTATCAATGGTAAGAAGATAGCTAAACATCAGTTGATTGATGTGACTAACTATCTAAAGAAACTTACTATGGATATTAAAACTAGATTTGGTATGGAGATTATCAATCTTTCTCCAAAAGTATTTGAATTAAAAGATAGATATAATGAAATTAAGCGTGAAGTTAAAACTGCTTGTCATATAACTATCAATCAAACTCCAAATCAAACAATCAGAGTTCGTTGTAATGGTTCTATCTTTAGTTCTAGCTTCACAGCTAAATCTGGAGATATAATTGATGTATACGTTCAACCAGTAAATGGATATGTAGCTGGTAATCCTTCAGTTACTACTATGGCTTTAACTGGCGATGTAACTATTGAAGCTACTCTAGCTCTTAAAGGTGATTTACAAACTATCACTATCAATCAATCTGATAATCAATTGATTTCAGTTCGTTGTAATGGTGAGATTTATACTAAGTCATTTAAAGAAATTAAAGGTAAGAGTTTCGTAGCTAATATCGAATCTACAAATCCTAAATATAATCATGGTACTTTAAGTATCAAACGTGGCACTATCGGAGATAGTCCAATAGTAATTGAAGCTACTCCAGCTACTGTTAAAGATGTTGTATTTGAAATACCTGATCAAAACTTAGAGTATCAAACTTTCACAGCATATCTCTATGATGATACGATGACTAATATATTACAAACAATTACCACTCCTGGTATTTATAATGCTAAGTATGGACAATTTGTATCTGTATCTGTAGAAGCTGCTCGTGGTTACAAACCAGGTGGTTTGGATATCTATGGTGAATATGGTGCGGTTGAATTATCTAAGGATAAAACTATCATATCTCTAGGTACTCCAATTGGTCCTATTAAATACAACGTTCAAATTCCTAAGTATGATAATCAAGATATCGTTGTAGCTATTAAACCTAAAGATGAAGATATATTCAACTACTATACCTATAAATCTAAAAAGGTTGAAGCTCAATATGGTGATACCTTCGATATTAGTATTACTCCATTGAGTACTTATGTTGCTGGTAAGGTTTATACTAACTATGAAAATAGGTTAACTGGTATTATCGATAAGGAATTGGTTATCAGTGCAGATCCTGCTGAACTTCGTACAGAATTAGTCACTATTTCTGTAGATAGCGATCCTCATGCTGAGATTAAAGTTGTATTAGATAGTGGTGCCATTATCAATGAAGGACAATCTATGTCTGTAATTAGAGGTACTCATTACCTAGTAGAATGTGATGTAGATTATGATTACTCTACACCATCTTTAAATACTTGGGAAGGTACTGCTGATGTAAATACAGAAATCAAAGTATTATATCCTGCAGAAAAATTAACTGCTGGTGATAGATCTAACCAAGCTTATATTGATTTACAACCTAAAGATGGTTGTATGATTACTGTATTCAATAAGACTACTAATAAATCCCATATCAACTCCTTCTGGTGTAACTATGGTGATGAACTAGTATTCAAGTTAACTACAGAAACTGAAGGTTTATATACTAAGCTTAACGTTCCTGATAATATGACTATCAATACTCTTCGTAGAGTTGTGGTTACTAATAGCTATCCTATTCCTTTATCTCAAGTAGATTATACTTCTTACTTGAATAAACCTAAAGGAACTAAGATAAATATTCATATCGATAATCCATTAGATGCTTTCTATGAAATTACATTGATTGATGGATCTGAAGAAACTCATTCTGATATGGAAAATATCCCTATTGGTACTTCTATCTCTGTTAAACTTACTCCTCTTGCAGTAAATCCTGGTAAGTTATTTATTAATGGTATCTATATCCCTGAAGGTGTTAGAACTATTAACGTTGGTACTTATGATAATGCCGATATCTTGACTCAATGTACAGAATTGACTGTATCTTGTTCAACTGGTTATCCTATTACGACAGATACCGATCCAGATACTAATAAAGTTACTATAGTTGATAGACCATTGGCTATTATTATGACTGATAGTCAAAATTATGAACACCAAACTATCCACTTATATAGATATGATGGTAATACTGGAACTCAAAAAGAAGTTACTTTACCATATACTATTAAAATGGATACAGAAAATAACTTGGTTGAATATAGAGCTGTAAGTATAGCTGATGAAGGATACGTTCCTGGTAAGCTTAATTACAATATAATCAAACCAATCGAAGGTGCTACATATATCTTAGACTGTGACGATGCTAGAAAGATAGGTGAATAATATGGATAATAACAATAGAAAGCTTCAGCTTATAGAAGTATTCTATAGCTACTATGAACAACTTATCAATCAAGCTGAAATAGTTTTAAGAACAGATACTGAACGTGGTATCGGTGGTGTCGCTGTTCCAAATTATACAGTAACTATCCAAAGCAAACCTGGGGTTACTGTTAAGGTAATTACATATAAAGGTGGATTTACTACACATACTTCTACTTTCTCTGCTCCTAAAGGTACAGCATTTACTGTATCTTTAGAGGGAGAAAACTCTTCTAAATATATGCTTTCATTAACGGGTGGTGTATTAGTAGAAGACGTAACGATTTCTTTATTAAGTAAAGAAGATATGGCACGTTGTGCTATTATCATAGATGAACCTTTCGGTAAAGATCAACTTATTCTTACTAAGAAACAAGGTAGTGAATATTTACCTTTAGATTCTTACTTTGCATATCCAGGTGATAGAGCAGATTTCATTGTTCATGTACCATGGAAACGTAAATATGATCCAGGTATTTTGAATATAACTAGTATTCCTGTTATTCAAAAGAATACTAATATGATTTATGCTACTCCTCCTGTATTAAAGAGCGACTTCGATCCTAATATAATTGAAGTAACTGTCAATAATAAACCTTATCAAACTATCCATGTATATACGACAGATAAGTCTAATAATACTACGGATAATACCAATACATTTAGATCCGAACCTGGAGTTAGATATACTATTGAATCTAAAGCAGAACCTGGTTGGGTTGCTGGTAGTATTCATGTAAAGAATATCTATGGGGAATCTATGATTTCTAATGGTAGATTTGATATAGATGCTATAGTAACTGTAGATGATGCTAAGATTCAGTATGTTAAATTAAAGATTTCTCAAAAACCACATCAAACTATTAAAGTTAAAGTGTGGAATGAAGATGAATCTGCTTTTAAAGAATATACTGAAGATGCTTTAGTTCAAGCTAATAGTAGATTTGAAGTATCTATTACACCAGAAGCTAATTATAATGCTGGTAAGCTAAATGTAACTAGTGGTAGAATATCTAAAGATGGTAATACTATCTATGCTACTGATGCTACAAGAATGCTAATTACGATTGTTTTACAACCTGCTGAGCATGGTAGCTACTTTGTAAATACTATCGAAAATGGTAAGACTGTAAAACATACAAATTCATTTACAACTACAGTTGGAACTGCTTATGAAATAGTAGCCACTCCAGATATCTGGTGGCAGTATGATTTCAATAAACCACTAAAAGGTACATTTGATAATGATACTACCATTTCAGCTACAGCTAAAATTTGTACAGATTATGAATTTGATATGACTGTAGGACAAGATGGTGGTACACATGGTGTAAATATCATTAAATCATGGAATCCAAATTCAAGAGATCCATTATATGGTGCATTTAGTAAATGGTATATCATGGATGCTTTTCAACTTAATGTGAGACGTGGTGTAGCTAGACTTTGGTTAGCCTTTTGGGGTGGTGGAAGTGTAGCTGGTTTGTTTAAAACTTGTACGTTCGAAATCCTTATAGATGGTACATGGTATAAAATACTAGACCATGAACCGAATAGAAACTTTGATCGTAGCGGTGATATAAATAAAGAATTCTATTTGAGAAGTCCTTTATATAGACCATTGCAAACAGTTTACGAAAGTGTAGGAAAGACCTATCGGGTAAGAATGCACATAGATGTATAAAAAATAAAAGAGAATATTACCGTACCCAATATTGGGTACGGTATATCTTTTTCTTATTTTATATTTACTTTGATTTCAAGATTATCTCGAATTATACTACACATCAAATGTGTAGTTTTCAAGAAATATAGATCTGGGATTTCTACCCCTGGAGCTGGATGTTGAGTATAGGATTTAAAGCTACCTTTCAGATAGTAAGCTAGATCATTTTCACCATCCAGTAAGTATAATATTGTCTTAGTATCATAGTCACCATCGATTATTCTTTCAATGGTCTCACAGATATGCAATCCTAGTGTGAAGAAGCTAATATCCTCTGCAGTTACAACCATATTTACGGTATCTAGATTCTTGATTTCGGTTCCTTTTGGAACTACTAGAGCACCAGGAATATAATTCTGACGCATCTTTTCCAATTCTATTTTTAAATGTAATTTTATATCTTGTATATTTTCCTTACCAATTAGTTTTACCATTCTTTTTTCTCCTAATAATAATCTCTTCGTCGTCGACGTAAGAATCAGCCAAGCCTATTGTTTCATCAATAAGAAGCATATTATACCTCTCAATATTTCTTATTTCAGATTCAGGTGTATAGAATTTAGATTCTAACACTGCTCCGATGGAAACGATCTTGAGGAAGTTTTTCCTAAAATCGTTACCTAATTCTAATAGGTACGCTGCGGATACTAAATTTTTAGCATCCTCGAAAAGCACTCTAATGTGCTTTTCTTCGATTTTACGTAATTCTTTTTCGATAGAATCTTGTAGACTCATCAAATACTTTCTATCCATTTCATCTTTCTCCTTTTTACTAAAATTAAAATCTACATGATTAATTACAGATTGTTTATTTTTACAAACTTCTCGTACACGCTCTAATGGATGACCACCCCAGAGCATATACCTTCTTTGTTTTCTTGTGTCGTATCTCATAACTTCTTAAAGACACCCAATTCGATGAGTAACTCATCTGTATTTTTCCATGAGATAAGTTCAGCTTTAAGTGAATCTATATCTTCCAGTTCACTGGAATCATAGCTACATGCTACAATAGCTGCAGTACGAGCATCGGTACCGAATGTACCGATTATCCAATCTGTAATTTGAACTTGTTGTGCGTTCATTTTAATTCTCCTATTTTAAAATATTTTCCATTAATTTAGATTCTCTTTTAGCCATGAAGGATAATAAATCCTTGTTAAAAGAGTTAATTTGATTTACTTCTTCATCTGTATAACTATCAGCTATGAGAGAAGCAATACTTTCATCAGAACCACATTCATTCACCATGTAGTTTTTAAGATCTTCTTTATTCATTATTATCCTCCAATATTTAAATTAATTATACACGCTGCATACGTAATAACAACGCAGTTTGTCTGTCAATAATAAAGTTTTCCAAGACTAGGATAAATTTATCCAAGTCATTTAGTAATTCTAGTGGAGCAGAGTCAACAGCCAACTGTGCTGTTTCTTCGTCCATAGCAAACTTTTTCAAAATAGCTTCCTTTGCTTCTGCCTTCTTAGCATCAATATTTTCAATAATAGCTTCTGTACACATAATTTTTAATCTCCTATTTCTTTTTATTAGCAACTTGCTGTTCAAGTTGCTTAGACTTTTTAACCAGTTCCTCTACCTCATGGCTTTGGTACTGTTTAATAACCTCACCTTGGTCATCCACTTTTTGTTGTAGTTCTTGTATCTGTTGATACTGTTGCTCTACTTTGGAAGTGGTTACGATAGTATTATAAATTAATCCGCCGATTAATGCTAATACTATAATAGATAATAAACATACTATAAATGCTGCGATTTTTTTCTTTTTCTTAGTAGGTTTTAGTTTTATGATGTTTTTCACTGCATCATAAACTGAAGTGAATTTACGAAGAACTTTGAAGGTTTCTACATTTCCGAGAATGAAAATGTTTTCTTCAATTTCTTTATAAGTGAATCCAATAAAGTAAATGTGTTCTACTTTAGTGGCTACGTCTTCCTGGTTGAATGCTGTTTTATATTTCACCTCAACCTTATAGGTTTCGGCTCCTTCTAATTCAGCATCAGGTAAGATGAACGTTCGATATTCTTGGTAATATCTTGAGTTTGGTTTATCTAGATACAATATTCCAGGAATATCATTTTTTGTGAATACTTTTAATTCACCGTAGTTGCCTTTCCAGACAACCGAGTCTTCTATCATATCATTTAGATATGATTGGTTGGTTTCCATTTGACCTCCTTTGATATAAATTTAAATTGAGTTAATAAATACATAACTCTTTCACTATTATAATATACAAGTAAAATTTTTAATT